GTCAGGTTCAACTACAATTTTTCCCCACTGTAGTTGAACCTGACCAACACCGGTCTTAATTCTCATTCCGACACCACAAATATCGAAACCTGACCAGAATTTTCAACCGAGGCGCCAATTGTTACTTGTGATGTTGTAACTGATTTTATGAAAACGTTTATGCTGTCATTCAAAGAAGTTGCAACAACTGTTGGAGCAGATGAATAATCATTCAAAAATGTATAAGTGACCTCGTCACTTCCTTCAAAGTCAAGAACAGAGCTCTCCAGAACAACTGGAGAGCTCGCTTGCAATGAGTACTTTGGTTGCCTACGAAGAAATGGGTAAGCCTTCGCATACCTGTTAAGGTCTATTTTTTTAAAGGTTACCGCCGCCATAATCACCTCGTAGTTTAATTATCTCAAACTTTGCTAAAGTGATTGACTTGCAAGAGTTGCTAAAGGAGAACGTTCACCTCGGTCAAGTCTAATGTGACCAAACAAAGAAGAGCCTTTAAGTTTTTCAATCGCAATCGAAAGACCATTTGAAAATTTGTCAAGATAGGCTGTGTCAACCTGCTCTGTGTCCCCCAAAAGGACCATTTTCGTTTTTTCGCCACAACGAGTGATCAAAGTCTTAATTTCGTGAATTGTAAGATTCTGAGCTTCGTCTACGATGATGAAGCAATTGCTAAAGCTTCTTCCTCGAATGTAAGAAATAGGAGAGACCTCAATGGTTCCTTTTTGTCTCATCGTTTCGAAGTAGGTTGTATCGTGATAAGCATTTCTAAAGTTGTCAACAATTGGCATCAGCCACGGAGCCATTTTTTCGTCAAGAGTTCCAGGAAGGAATCCAAGATCTCTTCCTACTGGCTCAATTGATCGAGTGATAATGATCCTGCTGTATTTCTTAGAATTAAGTCCTGCCATTGCTGCGGTAAGAGCAAGAAATGTCTTACCGGAACCAGCAAGCCCTGTCATTGCAACAAGAGGAATCTCATCGTCAGAAAGAAGATGAACTGCTGCTCTTTGCTCTTTTGAACGAGGCTTTACGTTTGAAATGTCATTCCTCGATTGAGGCTTAATGATCTTTCCGTTTTTGACCATTCCGATGAGACTCTTTTGAGGATTCTTATCAGAAGTTGCTACAACGAGTGAGTTCTCATAGATTCCCTCAGAAGGCCTCAGATTAACGGAGTCATTCAGGTAATAGGAATCTATTTCCTCATCACTCAAAGTTATCTGAGTGACTCCAGAATAAACAGGGCCACCCTCTCGGACCGTTAGAGGCACGTCCTTGTAATAGTCTTCTGCTAGAATGCCAAGAGCGTCTGCTTTGATTCGAAGATTGATGTCTTTTGTGACAATCACAACCTGCGTTTCTGCATCAGCTGATTTCAACCAAGCTGCAACCCACAGGAGCTTGTGGTCGCCTTTCTTCAGATCGAACTCTTCAGGAATGAGATTCTCTCCATTTTCATTGTGAGACTCTCTTACAACTCGAAGATTGATGTCAAACTCTTCAAGATAGATTCCTTCTTGCAAACTTCCACGCTTACGCAATGAGTCAAGAGAGCGGTTTACCTCTCGAGCCGCATTTCCGATAAGTTCTTTTCTATCCTTGAATCTGTCAAGCTCTTCAAGAACGACGAGAGGAAGAACTACGTCATTCCCAGCGAATACGAAGATTGAAGATGGGTCGTAAAGTAGTACGCTAGTGTCGAGAACAAAAATTTTCTTACTCAATTTCGTGCACCTCTATTGATTTCTATACATCAACAAATGAGTTTGTAACATTCTAACATGGAAAGAGACCCAAACACCAAAGTTTCTGGCACCACCTGCTTTGCAGAGCACGAGAAAAGAGCCCTCTCTTGCGAGAAGAGGAATTGCAGAATGTGGCTTGATGATAAATCATCGCATAACTGCTGCATTCTCAAATCAAAAGAACCTCACACTCTTCAAGAGATTGGAGATCTTTTCGGAGTAACAAGAATGAGGATTTGTCAACTTGAAAAGTCAATTCTTCGAAGAGTAAAGGTTCTTGATGAAATAGACGAGCTCAACCCTTACGCTTAGAGTTTCTGCTTGTAGAAGAAAGCTGAGGTGTCTCTACTTTCTCTTCCACAGCCACAGGTGATTCTGTGGCTTTTGCTGTATCAGCTGCAGGTTCAACTACAGGTTCAACTACAGGTTCAAGTACGGGCTCAACTACGGGCTCAACTACAGGCTCTGCAGCCTGAGCTGGAACAGTCTCCTCGACAACCTCTACCTGAACAGGCTGCTCAGGTACCACAACTGGTGCCGGTGCGGGAGGAGGTGACCGACGGGGCCGTGGTGGTTCTGGAGGCACTGGAGGTGCTGATCGGCGAGGATAAGTCATTACTCTGCCGCCTTCTCAGCCTTACGAGCCTTGTCGTTTTCAACTGTAAGCTTGGTAAGAGCAGATGCTTTTGCCTTCATAAGACGAAGACCTTTTCTTGCTCGAACGCCAGCCGATGAATTTCCTGTTGCATTCTTTTTAAGATCAACAGACACACTCTCAAGCAGAGCGGTAATCTCAGTCCACAGAGTCATGATAGAATCTTCCATTTACACTATCTCCTTCTGGAGCAATTAGCTCCTCTTTGTTGATGATATGAGGTTTGATAACCTCAAGTACCGATAGCATTGCTTCTCGGCTCTCCAGCTCCAGCGACAAAAACTCAATAAGCTTTAATCTCTGATAGTCTGTAACTCCAAAATCATTAATTTTTTGATTTATGTCTCTGCAGGTCTTAACCTGCTCTAACCATACAAGATGTTCACTCATTAAAATGTCTCCGATAAATCGAAAGTTTCAATCTTAAATTTTGAAGGACCTTCAACAGTCATTGACTTTCCTTTGACTGACCCACCGTCTACTTCTCGTTTCAAAACAACTCGAGTCCCCCACTTTTGCTCAGTGTATGCAAAATGAACAAACTCCCAAGTTGCAATGTCACATTGGTATGTTTTTAATATATCTGACAGCTGGGATGGAATCATCAAAGAAATGTCAGATTCAGTAATAATTGCCGAAGAATTTTCTTTCGAAGTAATCTCAGACTTACAAATGTCTGTTACTCGATGAATAACTCCGCAATTATTACAGGAAGCATCCTTTGCAATTACTTCACCACCATCGTCCAACACCGAAAACACTACGAACGAATGATAAACCGGATTGGGCGACTTCCTCAAAGTAGGAAGGACGCAGTGACATTGAATTAGATGCTTTATGCCTTCCATCTACTTCACTTACGAAAAAAGCTTTTGACTGTGCTCCACAAAGACCCATAAGCATTGTTAGCTGTCTGCTCTACGCTCAAAACAGCAATATTCACAAGTCTTTGAGCTACTGCTTGATCAACACCTTCTGTCCTGCAAGCTTCTGCAAGATTTGAAGATACCGTATCTTTAACTGCACCAAAGACGCTGAAATACTGCTTACCAAAATCTGACTCATTCATGATCACCTCTCGCTATAATCAAATACCAGTTTTTCGCTGTGTAAACTATCTTGCACTTTTGTCTGCTAAAGTTGAAGAAACCCAAGAAGCAGGCTTTACTTTGCACTTAAATCCGTAGCCTTCGACTATTGAAGTTAATTCTTTAGTGTATTTTGAAGACCTGTATTTTTCTGTGTTAAGATCAAGATGAACCTCAGCATCTCTTCCGTATTCTTCGCGTATGTCCGAAGCAACCTCTATTGACCTAACAGCTTCCTCAGTTAGTCTATTTCGAATATGCGTAAAAATTGAAGATGCTGATGTATCTCTAAAATAGAAGAATCTTCCGCCCTCGCCTGGTTTCCAAGCAGCAACAACTGTCGCAAAGACGCACTTGCCTCCAAGAATATGAGAATCAGAACCAACGTAAATTTCAAAGCTTTTGTCATTGATTAAAGTCTCAATTTCATTTGCTTCTACTATTTTTCCGCTTGGCCACCGCCACTTTCTTGTCAAAAACAAGCGCACCTCCAGAGCTTTTAAGCAATTTTGTAAATGATTCGTATGCCGCAGTTGCCGCTTTTAATGCGTCTCCTGGCAAAACCTTTTCGTTAAGAGATATGACTCCTCTTCTACGAGCAGACAAATAACAACGCATTCCATAGTCAAATTTTTCTTTTGCTATTTCTTTAGTACAACCAAATTCATTCCCAACACAAACAGAAACTCTTCTACCTGAAATTCTTGCAATTCTTTGGCTTAGCATTTGCAAAATTTCGTTATTTGAAAATTGAGTCATTTCATTTCTAAGACGTTTTAGCAATTCTTTTCTAAATTCATCTGATTTTAGAACAATTTTAAGATTTCCGTTTTCAATAATAGTTCCGCACTCTATTCCTGAATCTTCAAAAGAAATTTTGTCTGTTCTTGTTTGACCTGTGATAGCAGCTATGTCACCAATTGTGAATTCACTTTCAATGGATAGCGATGGAGTAGCGGGTACAATATCAAACTTTCCATTCTGGTTGTTCAAGTAAATAGTGCTTGCCACTTCTGTTGCAAATGCTTTAGCAATAAGCAAAACTCTTGCAGAATCTTTTGAGCATTCTTCTAAAAATGTGTTTATTTGTCCTACGCTTTCAACCACCCCGTCATAAACTATGATTTTTCTTATTGTCAATGACTTTGCATTAGAAAAGCTTGGAGAAACAATAACTGGAAATGAAGCAGATTCATCAACAGATACATGCGTTACTGCCCCTATTGAAACAGAGACATTTCCTGCCGCACCTGACTGATTGATTGAGTCAATCAGGAGATTTTGTATAGTTGGATCATTGACCTCTTTGACCAAAATGTTCAAGTCATTTTTGACCATTTTTCGAGGTTGCGAGGTTTTTATTTTCTTTCCAGCAAGAAGCTGAAGGAAAATGTAGCTCGACCCAGGTGATGACTGTTCAGTTCGATAAGCAGAAAGAATCATCATCGATCTCACAACACGATCAATGTCTGTTTTAGGAGACCACGAAGATAAAATTCTCAAAGTTTCTGCAGGAGAACCGCTTAAAGCTCTATCATTAAAAACTTCTAAGATTGATGAATCAATAGCTTTGAGAACATCAGAGGCAATGCGGTAGGCAGAATCAAGTAACTGCCCACCGCCACCGACTAATTTTCTAGCTATCTCGCCAGAGGTTGTTAGCAGCAAATGTAATGATCTCCTCAGCAGAGTCGTGAGTGTATCCGTAGTCTTTGACCATTGTCTCGACCATCTCGGAGTACTTCTTCTGCTGTTCGTTGTCTCGACTCTTAGACTTGGTAACGATTCTTGCCATATCCTTCACAGAAGAAATCAGATAGCCTTCGATTGCTTCTCTTAGAGGCTCGTAAGAACGATAATCGACCTTTGAACCTCTACGAACTTTTGCGAACATGTAGGCAGTTACGTCTGCTCTGAAGCCGTCTTTCATTGAACCAACAATTCCGATCTGCTCTTCAAGAGCCTTCATGAATTTCTCATCAGGTTCACGCTCTTCAGAAGTAGTTCTATCTTTCATTTTCTGGCGAGTTGTAAAGGCTTCTGCATTATCAAGATAGTTGTCAAATAGACTCTGAGCCTGCTCTTCATAAGCTGTAACGAATGCTTTTGCAATCTCTTTTTCAAGAAGGTGAAGATACTCTTCGCGAATTGTCTTTTGGAGAATTTCAAGATACTTCTTCTTTGCTTCTTCATCAACAATTTGCTCTTTAACCTGCTTGATAAGAGCGTCAATTACTCTCATTGGAGTGATAAAGCTCTTGTCAGAGTCTGTAAGAGCAGAATCGAGAGCCTTCATAATGAAGCGCGTTGAAATTCCGTCCATACCTTCGTGTCTTGACTCATCACGAAGATCGGTGACATCGACCTTCTTGGTCTTGCCTTTCTCAACAACCTCTTGACCATCGTAAATCTTCATCTTGGTAAGAGGATCACACTTCTGGGATGGCTTTAGACGACTCATTACTGAGAACATCGCAGCAGCTCTAATAGTGTGAGGAGCAAGATGGAAGCGGAAATCAGAACGCTTAATCATCTTCTCGTAGATCTTCATTTCCTGAGAGAGCTCAAGAACGTATGGGACCTCGATCTTAACAACGCGGTCAAGAATAGCCTCGTTTGTATGCTCTGACTTAAACCGATCCCACTCTGCCTCGTTACAGTGACTGATAATTACGCCGTCAAAGTAAAGCATTGAGTTCTTACCAGGAGTAGGAACGTTCTTCTCCTGAGTTGCAGTAAGAATGGTGTGAAGGAACTCAATTTCGTTCTTAAAGATCTCAACGAACTCCACAACGCCGCGGTTACCAACGTTGAAAGCACCGTTGAGGTTTAGAACCCGAGGGTCGTCCTCTGAGTACTTATCGAGCTTGGAGATATCCTCTGAACCAATAAGAGCAGAGACGTCCTGTGAGTTGGCGTCCATAGGAGGGACCACTGCAATGCCTCGGCGGCCGCGCTGGGAGAAAGATGAGCGAACTACTGGGAACCTCTCATACTCTCCGTTGAACTCTTCCATTAGTCTGTAACGGCAAACTGGACAAAGGTCACCTTCAACGTGGACGCCGAGGAGCTCAGAAAACTTTCCACGAAGAGAGCGTGGAAGAAGGTTTAGAGGCTCTTCTCTTACAGGGCAACCCTGAAGATGATAGACAGGCTCTGCTGCCTTTTCGAGTGCTTTCTTGACTGCGTCAGCAAGTGCAGACTTACCTGAACCAACAGGACCCATGAGGAGGAGAACCTGACGACTCTCTTCTCCCTTCAAAGATGCAGACTTTAGGAATCGCATAATCTTTGCGATTACTCTTTCATGACCGTAAAAATCATCCTTGAAATAGTTGTAAGTCTTTAGCTTGTCACCGCCAAAGAGCTTTCTGCAACGAGGGTCTGACTCTTCAAGAGCTTCTACGCCATAAGACTCGATAGCATCTACAAGACGCTTTGCTGCGAGCTTTACAACACTTGGGTTTGTTTGAAGAAGCTGCAGGTAATCAACAAAGTTACCTTCCCAAGCCTCTTTTTGGGACTCTGCCCTCTGCTTCTGGATGATGTCTAGAAAATTCACTGCCTTCCTCCTCAAGAAATTTCGAAACTTTCGTCTTCAACTGTGGTAAAGAGTTTCACTTCTCCGTTCCACAGACTGCTCATCAATTTAACACAGTTGTCTGCGTAATCGAGCTCGAGATCACGACCATCGTGCTCGTGCTGCAATACTAAAGTATTGTCCTTTAGAACTTCTGAAACGTATATTGTCGGAATCATATTTCCTGCAACTCCTTGTATGAGAGCTGCTCGAACATCTTTCCAACTTTCTTCACCATCGACAATGTCGTCGATCGTCCAATCAGGATTTTTCTTTCCCTTAGGACTGTAAGTGAAAATATTGAGCTCTCTTGCCTTTTCTTCTGTCAGATATTGCATAATGAAATTTTCATCATTGCAAGTTTCTCTAGCAAGAAAACACTCTTCAAGACCAAACCTTTTCTCGATGTCTTTGAAAATTTCAAATCCAAGATGGTAAGGATTGATCTTTAACCCCCAAGGACGAAGAACAGCATTATGCGTTTTTAAGAACGGAAGATGATGCTCATCATCAAGTTGGAGGTCATGAAGAATTCTGTAGTGCCAGAATGAAGCCCAACCTTCATTCATGACTTTTGTTCTGATCTGCGGCCAGAAATAATAAGATTCATCTCTAACAATCGAGATAACGTCTCTTTGCCAATCAGTCAATTTGTGATTATTTTCAAGAACGAACTGAAGAATATCATATTCTGGCTCAAGCGGGAGCTTATCGATGTTGAAATTCTTCCACTCTTCTTTTTCATCGTTTTTGATGAGCTCAATGTATTTCTTGCGTAGCTCTTTCTCTGTTGGCCTCGTTCTGCCTCTTCGGTCAACCTGATAATTGATTGCATGGCAAGCATCAAGAATCTTTTCTACTGCTTCAATTCCTATTGAAGGGTCTTCGATGTACCCTTTTATGCGCTTCGAAGCATTTCGAAATCTAATTGGAGCAGTTGCAGCATCAGTATCTTTAAATGTTCTGTTGTTCTTGAAAAAATCAGAGTGACCGACACAGTGGGCCATGATCAAGATCTGAAGGTACAGTGGATTTTCAAGCATCAAATAGGCAATTGATGGGTCAGAGTTGATAATGAGCTCGTATGGAAGGCCTTCTGCCCCTGCGTTATACATGAAGTGCGTTCTTTCGAAAGACTTACCATATGACCAGTGAGCATAGTGAGAAGGCATGCCGTGATATGACATATGACCGATCATTTCTCGATAGTCACATGTTTCATATGCGATAGTGTACCAATCTAGACCGTAGCTTTTTGCAATTTCGCAAATTTTCTCATCCCAAACTTCAAGATCAGAAAGTGAATAATCACCCATCAATCACCTCCAAAAAATTTGTTGAACGTCGGCCAGATGTCTTCTTTTCTATGAATAAGAGATGTTTTAAGCGCTGGAGCCAAAGCCTGGAGCATCACAAACAGTTTTGAGCGATTGTCTGTTTTCCACTTTGGAACAATATCACTTGGCAAAATCTCACAATAACCTGTCATTTGGCACTTCGAGGAAAGTTTTGCATACATGTCAAACGCTTTCGCATTATCAGTGTCCCAGTTGTCGCCATCAGTGCAATGGAATGAGTAGATGTTCCAAGATGACGAAGGATATCTTTTCCCAATAATTTCCAAAGCAAGCTCAGGAGCAGAAGAAATGTATGTTCCTCCTGATGATCCTCTCTTGAAGAACGAATCTTCATCGGTCTCGAAAGCTTCGGTTGTATGACCAATGAAAATGATCTCTGTCTTTTCGTATTTATGTCTAATGAACTGATAGAGCAAGAAGTAGAATGATCTTGCAATGAACTTAATGTCCTGAGACATCGACCCAGAGACGTCCATCATAAAAAAGATGACTGCATTCGTCGCTTCTTTAGGTTTCGAGCTAATATGATGATATCTGAGATCGTTTTCATGAAATGGAAAAACTTCGTTTCCTTCTTCATCAACCTCGACAGTCCCAGCTCTCTTTGCAGCAGAAAGTCTTTTAATTCTTTGTATAGCTGACTCGCGTTTATCAAGTCTTGGAGGAATTCCTTTTGGTCTTGTGCCGTGACGCTTAGGTTTTTCCTCAAGAATGTTGCGAATTCTTTTCTTCTCAAGCTCTGGAAGGTTCAAAGCGGAGAAAAGATACTCAGCAAGTTCATCAAGAGTAATTTCAACTTCGTAAAACTCTTCACCTTTATCAGAACCGGCTTTTCTACCTGCTGACTGACCTTCATTCTTGCCTTTTTTTACAACTTGGCCTTGATGAATGTCGGTATTAGGCGCAGAACCTGCCTGTTTTTGACCTTCCGAGCTACCATAGACGAACTGCCACTCTTTCAGGCCTCTAACGGGAATTCGAATTTTTTTCTTCCCGTCTTGACCGATAATCGACTCTTCCGAGACAACATCGGTTATTCCGTCTTTAATTGCTTTTTCGATTTTCTGCTTATGACGAGATCTATCATTCGCAGAGCGGTCAGCTGTTGTTTTGTGTTCTCTGAAGATGCTCATAGACTATATGTATTAAGAAATTGAGCTTAGTAACCAGTCAGAGTCATTGTTTTTAAACTCTTGAGAAATCATCTTCAAGTCTTACGACGTCATCAAGCTCAGGAGTCGAAACTTCTATAAGAACAGTTTGCAAAGAATCAGCTCCAAAGCGATGAATAACGCCAGGAGAAACATGAAAAATGTCACCCGGGACTAAAATAGTCAAAGTTTTTTCATCACCGGTTTCAAGATGGAGTTCTCCTGATAGAACTCTAATTGTCTCTTCTTTTTTAAGATGATACTGTCTTGAGAGACGTTTTCCCGGATTGATTACCAAGTATTTCCCAACGTATTTGTCGGTTTGAGCCCAAATTTCTTCATGTCCCCAAGGTTTTTGGACAATTTTCATTTAATTTCTCTCATTGCTTTCACCAAGTCTGACGACGACTGGATTTTACCGCCACCCACGCCAAAGACGACGTTACATCCATTTGCTTTGCAAACATCAAATTCAGGAACATTCTCAGCGGCGTCTCGATCACCACCCTTTGTGAACACAATTGGGCGAAGATGCTCAATTGCCCCTACAACTGTTTGACTTCCATCATCCCAGGGAACAACATAATCGACTCCTTTCACGCAGGAAATAATTTCCATTCTCTCTTCAAGAGGCATAAAAGCATAGCCTTTTTTACGTAAAAGAAAGCCGTCACCATTTACGATGACGGCAAGCTTTGCACGAATTCCAAGCTGTCTTGCTAATTTTGCTGACTCTACAAGACAGCGGAGATGACCAACATGCATTGGGTCAAATCCGCCTGATGTCAAAACAAGTCTCTCAGCCTGAATTTCGGTCTGAATTAAAAGTTCATTTATGTCTTTGAATATTTCGCCCATACGATAACTATACAAAGAGTTTTTTAAATGTTATCCCTTGAGAGACTTTTTGAATCCTTCTGGAAAAAGACTCGAGTTTTTGTCAAAGAATCGGGTCCAATCTGCATCAAGAATGTAACTTACCGCGTGATCATTTTGCGACCTAACCGAACGACCAACAGACTGAACAATAGTTTTTGCAGTCTGGAGAGGATACCACCAAGACCAACGATGCATCCGCTTCTTAACAATCTTGTCTCCAAGATAAGGATATGGAACTTTGCAAATAATCTGAAAACGAGAAAGATCATCCTTCAAATCTACTCCTTCTTGCATAGAAGGAGAAATAAGAACTGTTGGTTTTGAGGAAGACATATGCTCTTGAAGTTTTTGGACGCGGTCTTCACTTCCATGGACAAGAATCCTGCTTGACCGAATGTTATCCTTCAGATATTTCGCAATTTTGTAAGTGTGAGCATGAATTACTCCCTTCTCTTTAGGGTGCTGAGCAAGAATTTCTTTCACAGCCGTGACAAGCTTGGGGAGGTCTTGGTCAATAGCAGCAGCTGTCATTCGAGCAACAGGATAAGCAAAAATTGGATGATTTTCTGGCGGGAATGGAGAGGGAATCGAGATAAATGCGCACTCCTCCTCCTTGATTCCAAGCATTTTGCAAAACCCTTCCTTGTTAAGAATGGTTGCAGACATAAGAAGAACGTTTTGACCATTTTTGAAAAGAATTTGCTCCGAGTACCCTGATACGTCGATTGGCTTGAATTCAAGCTTTCGCATTCCTCGACCTTCACCTTCTACAAGGTTGAAGACCCAATTATCTTCATTGTAAAGCTCAATAAATCGACGAACTTTGCAAGCATGCTTATCAAGCATTTCGAATTGCTTTGCAAGAGCAACGAAATCTGTCTTCATTCGGTCGGAAAGATCAAATTTTTCGATCATTTTTTCATAGTGACTCAAATGAGCAGATAGACGAGGCTCATATTCATCAGTGATCCATCTCCAAGCCTGCTTGTCAGTTGTAATGTTTGGCATTTCAATTTTAAGAGCAGTCTTTGCAAACCGCTCAGACATAGTAATTTCGATGAATCCGCTCAATTCAGTGTCAGCGTTGTGAGCTTCGTCAAGAATCAGCATCTGACGTGGTAAAAGCTTACCAGCATAATAGGTTTCTGCAAGAAAGTAACTAAAGTTTGTTACAGACTCTGTACATTGAATAAACGCACGCTTTTCTTCTTTGTAGGTGCAATTGTAGGAACAGACTTTGTGAAATTTTGATGTTGAATCATTCTCTGCTTTGAGCTGGCGCAAAGACTCTGCGCAAGTTTGACGTTTATGAAACTTGCAAGCGTAATTTGCTGACGACATTACCTGTCGCATTCTTCCGAATGGCTCACCGAAATCTTTGATGTACTGCTCTTGAAGAAGCTTTTGAGTTGTAAGGAAGTAAGCTCCCGGCTGATACTCACCAGCAGATGTATTGTGAGTCATATATCGAGCGATTGTGAGTCCGATCGCGGATTTTCCCCCACCTGTTCCGACTTCGCAAATGACAAATCGCTTTCCTGATTTGTAAGCATCAAGAGCAAAATTAATTGCTTTTTCTTGCTCTTCTCGAATAGACTCAAATGGAAAGTAATTTGACCACATTTCACGCGATGTCATTCATTTACCTTTTTTGAAATTTTTAAATGAGTTTTCTAAAAAAACAACGTCCAAATCTTGAAGAGCGTCGTCAAATTTTAATTTTTTGAAATCATTCTCAGTAACTACAATAAACTTTAGTCCAAGTTGTTCAAAAAATTGATTTGCAAATTCACACTTTAAATTTACTTCTTTTGTTTTTAATGCCCACGATTGCTTAACTTCATAAACAACGCTTTGCGATGGAACGTAAAAATCTATTGTGTATGTTCGTTTTGAACCATTTTCTGCAATCCACGGAACCTTAAAACACTCATACTCAACGTCAGAAAGCGCAAGTCCAGAGTCTTCTAAATGTTTCATAAAACTAAGCTCTAAAAGACTTCTGAAAAACTTACCTTTGTAGTAACCTTTTACTGATCTTCCTCCTCGTGTAATTTTTCCAAATGATGGATTTTTTTCACCTTTACGTGATTCTGATAATTTTAGTTTAATTTCTTTTGCTTTTTCTTCTCCGTAAATTTCTTCTAAAGTTTTTCCTTTATTGCTTTTATTTCTTTCGCTAAAAACCAGTGAAGCAGTTTGTTTTTGATAAGACATGTCTGCTTTTTTGATTGATTTAGACATGTTTTCTTTGTAGAGTTCTTGTCTTCTGTTTGCTTCTTCTATTCCGTATTTTGTTACCCACATTTCATAGTTTGAAATGTTTCTTTTAACAACTTTTCTTCCATTACTGTAGGCAAGTTTATTACCGCAAGAGCGTCCGCACGTTTTTGATTTACCTTTTTTGATAAATTCACACTTACAAATAACACAAACTTCCATATCTACCTCCTGTTAAATAAGTATCTGTTTGTCGAGGTAGATACTGGTCTTGTTGTTAAATTATGCTGCTCCTGCACCAACTTCAATAATAAAATAAGAGACTCATCCAGAAATTTTTTCGAGAATCTCTTATCGATTGTGACAATGAGTAAGCAACTCATCAAGCGCAACACGCCGGGTAGACTCGTAGACCGCTACACCATACTCTTGAATGTAATAGACGGAATCTTGATTAAGAACCTTGTAAACGTAACGGGCCATCTCACAACTAACACGTCCTGGACTAACGCAATCGTGCTTTGCAATCGGCAGAGGGGAGAGGGTTCGAGTAGGAGGCGTCGGAGTGTAGTAGACAATAGGACCGCTAGCAATGCCTCCGTGGTGGGAGCAAGTTCCACGACCGCTGGAGGGGGATTCCCAACCATCAGCACAAGTGGTTGCATCGGCAGTGAAGATTGAAAGAATGAGAAGAAGAATGGGACGCATTGTGAGCTCCTTGCTATTTTGTTAAATAATTCGGTGGGAGAATCCTGTAAAGGACTACTTACAGTACTTGCTAATTTTTAACTTAGTCTCTCCTACAAGGTAGTTGTATTTCCTCGCGCCAATCCTGTATTGGAATACGTGCTTGTAAGCTTTGAGATTCTCCTCTTTTGCAATCCACTCTTTGCAAAGAGGCGATTGGGATGATTCAACAGCTTCTTTCTCTAAGAGAGGCACTGAGCATTCACCAAGGCGATTCACAATAGGAGAAGACTCAACGGCATCATCAACAGTAACCTGAAATGCGATGTAGCAAGTAAGAACAAGGTTGACAATAAGAAGAGGAAGCGTAAGAGATTTAGTGTTCATGATGTTCTCCATGTTAGTGTGAAACGATTCCACGATGTCTAGTAATTCGGTGGGGGAAAAATGGACAGGTTATGCATAGAAAAAGTTGATGCATCAAAGCTCATATCAGTTCCTTGGGTTTAGTTGAATTACGTTAGAGTCAGACTCAGAGTCATCGCAAAAATAGTCAATTTCATCAGGTCGTTTGCAAAAAAGCACGAAATCTTTTCGAGAAATAGAGAAAACCATTTCGGCATTTGTAACAGGCAAATAATGAACCGTTTTATCTGTTACTGAGTAAATCATCACTTCGCCAAAAAATGGAACAACCCAAACTTGGCCTGGGAAAAGCGGCTTTTTAAGTGAAATCGTCTTTAAATGTGCTCGTAATAAAGACGAATAAAAGAAATCTGAAATCATGCTCAGTGTTGTAAGAAACATTTCTGATAATCGCAAATTACGATCCTCTTTTTTTGCGAGGGGGTTTTTCTCGATAAACGTCTTTAAGAGTCAAAAATCTCCACATGCCTTGCTCTCTATCCCAAATAGAGAAAGTAACATCATCATTAGCAGGCTGCGTGATTTCTTTGATTGTTCCGTGAGAGTATTTCGGAAGATTGATTGAAACTCGATACCAAACAATGTCGTCAATTTTAAATTGATCAAAACTTTCTAATTTCGTTTCATTTCTTTCCGGCGGAGTATGAGTTGAAAGTGGTTGAAAGTCTCTTTTTGTCTTTGATGACTTCTTTCTCATAAAGAGATTGTATTTTGTTTGAATAAAAGTTCAAGTTTATTTTACTTTTGTTTCGACATTAATTTTCGTTGAATCTTCATCACTTGCTCTCTAGCCCAAAATTTTGCGCTAGACTCATCTGTGAAAAATCTAGAAGGCATATGATGATTAGCGGTGGAAATTGTTACATACCACCCTCCTTGAGAAGGATGAGGGTTGATTTGAACCTCAACGCCGTCTGCATCTTGCCAGTCGTACATAACGTCAGTGATTCTTGGACTTTGAAAGTTTCTTCCAATTTCTTCTTGGATGAGCTCTTTGAGAATTTTTAGCGTAGTGTTCATAAAATTAAGTATGAATCTAAAAACAAAAAAGCGCTTGCACCGAAATGCAAGCGCTCATTTAGATTGAAAAGTTATCAATCAATAGTGATTTTTAGCTTCTCTGTATTCATCGTAGGAACAAATAGCTCGAGAATACCAGCTTCGCAACGAGCTGTAATTCCTTGGACTACAACATTCTCGCCAATCACCCAGGTGTTGAAATAGCTTACAGTGTTGTACTCGTCAACGACACGATTACCTACAACTGTAAGTAGTCCTGACTCTACATTTACATCAAGATCGCTTCGAGTTACGCCCGGCATCTCCACAGAGATTGAATAACCACGATCAGTCTTTCGTGTGTTTGAAACTGCACGACGGCGAACAGTCCGACTACGAGTAGAAGTCTTCTCATCTGTGTTATCAGTAGACCGATCACGAGAAGTAGTGCTAGAGTCAATGTTAGAGTCAAACCAAACAGCAACATTAGAGAGTGGGCCGAAGTACATTTTTTCTCCTTAGCGAGGGTGTTTCCCTCATGAAGTAATGATAATCACGTTGTTGCAAATGAACATACATTCTACAACATTTTTTTTCTAACTACCCAAATTTTCCAATCTTCTTCTTCATACTCTTTACGAGAGACTCTTTTTGAGTGCAAGAATTCACTCAACTGAGTTGGATCGCATCTTTCGCAACCTGCAAGATATGTTTTTTCGTTATCTTTATTGTCAACAATTCCAATAAAGCTCGACTGTTTTACTTCTTTTACGTGAAGCTTTACTAAAGGTCCTGCGTAGGTTCTAACATAGATTACGTCACCATTCCTAACAGTTTTATCATCACAAAAAGGAGCGCTATTTGAATTTGCAGCAGGTCTACGAATTGTTTTCGTCGTCAACGTCTTTAATCGACTTGTTGTTGTTATAGATTTCTTTCAAAATTTGATTGTAAACTAACGTTTGTTTTTGCGAATTTGTTTTCACATTTTGAACGTTGGACCTTTTTCTAATTTTTTCTTTTAAGATTTTTCTGAGGATTTTTCTGAACTTTCTTTTTGACTTTTTTGCATCTTCATCCGAAAGACTTGAAAGCATTATGTTTAATGCTCCAATTTCTTCAAGATAAAGATACCTTGATGGGTGTATTAGACCCTTGTCGAGATAAAGCATATCAACAAGAAGCTTTGTTTTTTCTTTAGAAAGATAATCCATTTTTACCAAAATGGTTACTAAAGAGCGTGAGCCGCGCTCTTATTCACCTGGACAAAAACTCGACTCGTCAGGACATCAGCTCAGAGTTCAAGAGCAGTTGGGTTCTGGTGTTGATAAAAATCCTGATTTTCAACATCCTTTATCGAGAATTTCTTCTCTCAAGTAAAAACTTGACCCGATTTTTTGTCCAACAAAATGAAGGACAAACAAATATTATCACGTTATGCCGAATTTTATAACGTTTTGTTCATAATTACATTTATGTCGGAGACTAAATGTCGCTAAATTGGCCAGCACCATCTCACAACTTTGTTGCCGAATACCAACAGTCAGGTATTCCATTCGTAACTTCATCAGCAGAAAACGAAGTTACTGACACACCCATAGTGATTTCATTCCCATACGTAACTCGCTGGGTAACAGTATTCAATACTGACGGCGTTGCAAATGATTCAATCAGAGTGGGATTCACAAGAAACGGAGTAAATGCTGTTGTAGATGCAAACTACTTTGTTCTCTCAGGTTCTCAATCCACTGAAAGACTTGAAATAAAATGCAAAGAAATTTGGATAAGAAGACATTCAAGCGGTAACGCAAGCTTCAGCGTTCTTGCTGGTCTTACTTCTGTTCCAGCAAACTCGTTCCCTGTTCTTACAGGATCGAATGATGTTCTTGGTGTAGGGTAAAAAAATCGACCAGAACTTAGTTCTGGTCGACCAGTCAGCTAAGCTGAAGCTTTACTGAGCTGGTGGCACCTGCTCAGCAGCAGGCTCGGTGACTGTTCCGACAACTGGAGCATCAGCAGCTGGAGCAGTAGGTTCTACAACAGGAGTTGCTGCTGGATCAACTGGTGCAGGTGCATCAACTGGAGCAGCAGCCGCCTCTACTGGAGCATCAGTAGTAGGAGCATCAGGAGCAGGAACTGCAGCGTCACCCCAAAAGTCAAAGTAGAAGCTTGAAAGAGCTGCAATTAGAGCACCAACAAGAGCTGCAAAAAGCTTGTTTCGTCCGCTAGTAAGATTCTCACTCATTTTTGTTGGCTCCTTAATCAAAGGGTCTCGGCAGCGGTATCAACTGCCTCTGCTGTGTCGGTCTCACCAGCTGCGCCGGCGGTATCAGTTGCAGTATCGTCCTTGTCACCGCAACCGGTGAGTGCAAGAGCGAGTACGATAAAAGGTGTTACAAACTTAACCATTTTGTTTTTCTCCGGAATGCCTCATCAATCGAGGACAATCAAATGTATTAAGTTTGTAGAGTTGTATAACTGAATTTAGTCGGTCAAAATTTGCTGCTTTTTTCCGCCATCATAAGGAACAGCATGACCAAGTCTAACAAGCTCTTCATTGCAACAAAGACCTTCTTGCGTGTAGATCGTTCCAAGCCACCTGCCATACTTGTCTTGACCAGATGATTTTAAAAACACCTTTTGACCTAAACACACTTCACGAAGCCAGTCTCTTGCAATTATTGCTTTTTCTTTTAGCTCTTTGTTTTTTGAACGAATTTCAGCTGTGTCTATTCCGTCAAGTCTAACTTTAACACCTGCGAGTTGAATGCTGAATCCGAGATCTACGTTCACGGTAATAGTGTCACCGTCATAAACACTAATAACAGTTGCAAGATAAAAGTATCTTCTATCTTTAAGAACATCAAGATCAGTCATTTTTTTGCCATACTGTAAAAAATCATTTCTCTAATGACAGATTTCAAAATTTTTGTTTTGCTTTCTTTTAAAGATGTAATTTCTTTCAATTTGCGCCAATGTTCTTTAGATACTCCGTTAGGAATTCCGCCTGAGACTTTTTCAATTGCGACAAGGGCGGCGGCATATTTTGCTTTTTGTTTTGGTCCTGGTGAATGAGACAAATTATGAAGCATGTCAGCAAGCTTCACTCTTAAAACACGAGGCTTCTTAACAAGACCAATAACGTAATCTGTGTAATCTTGGTCTTTAGAATGGGTAAGCGACTTGACCGAGCTAATTACTTCGGCTGAAATCGAAGGATTGCTTATCGACCCTCTAATAAATTCTTCCATCTCCTCAGCGCTTTTTACAGTTTTGCCAGGAGCGTCTTCAATTGTGTCATGAAGAAGAGCAACAAGCTGCGAAATTTTGTCACCTGGGTAGTATTTTCTGATGATGTCTCGAACAGCTGACGGATGTGTAAAGTATTCTTCACCGCTTCTTCTTTTTTGGCCTACGTGAGCCATTTGAGCTGTGCTATACACATCTTCAAAATCTTGTGCTGTTATTTTCGGCATAAAAAAATCTCCATTCAAATAAGTATGAATGGAGACGAAAAAAATAAAAAATCACACCGTTTTCACCTATTTATTATAGAGGTGAATGATGAGATCTTTACTTCCGATCTTGGTTTTCTTAGGGAGTGCAAAACAGCAAGACAGAGAGTCTATCGGCTACCTAACCGTTAGTGAACTCATTCTTTCATGTGATGGAAACGAAATCACAAACTGTGATGCAAAAGTAATAGAAGCTTCTGGAACAGCTACAAGAATAGCTTGGCAAGGAGAATTTTATTGGCTAACTGCGGGTCACGTCTGTGCGCCAATTGCAACAGGAAAAGAAATGACAATTTCAAGAACTGTTAAAATTACTCCTCTTGGAAAGGACAGTGAATCTTCTGAAAAAATGGAAAAAGCTGTTTATAGAGAAGACATTGACATCTGTTTGATGAAAGCTTCACCTGGACCAGCAAGAATTTTAAGAGAACAACACACTCAATTTGGCGAAAACATTCATACCTTTGCTTTTCCAACAGGAATTTATCACCCTGAAATGTACCCTTACTATGAAGGCACTTACAACGGAAAAATTGACAACACAACTTGCATAACGAACATACCAGTTGCGCCAGGGTCGTCAGGAGCCTCTGTCCTAAATGAGCAAGGTCAAATCTTAGGAGTAATTACTTCAGTAAGTAATTCTTTCAACCACCTTTCAATGTTTTCTTGTAATGACGCAACAGTCTGGTTTGTTTCAGAAGCTTCAAAAACTTTACAAAAGTCAAGTTCTTCGCCAGAGGAGCTCTACTACATTCCCTGATGGGTCTTTTAGATACTTTGAAAGTGTTCCGTCTCTATGAGTTTTTACATCATCGGGAGGCTTACTTTCCTGCAAGAAAGCAATGTGGTTTGGATGTTGAGAAGGCGTTACAAGCGCAATTCTTGTCCCACATTTGGTTTTTAACGAAGCCCAAGTCGGATCGATGCTTTCAATTTCACATTCGAAATTTTTGCAATACCAATCAACGTCTCTAAAAATGTCGGTTGATTTAATGGCAACATGATCAAATTTCAAAGCCGCATTTCCTCCCACTCTCCGTCCCAATTGGTAAAACGAACCCTCTTAACACCAGAAAGCTTCAAAAAATTTTGACAATGAATGCAAGGCTTTGCCATAGTAGGAGTTCCATCGCTTCTAAAGCGAGCAACGTTAATCTTTTCAGGAACAGACTTGCATCGCAAAATCAAACTTGCTTCTGCATGAAGCTCGTGGTGAACGTCAATTGAGTTTTTATAGCGCTTTTTGTACTTAGAACTACAACGAGTTGAATTTACTCCAATCTCCCCGTTCTTAGTGAAAGCAGCAAGATGAAACTCACCGCCATTTGTAAGAGCCATTTCCTTAGCCTTGTAATACACTCGGCATAATAGCCACTCCTGTGAATGATTTACTTACACTTCCATAATAATTACAATTCTTGGAATTGAACACCATTAAAGGAATGTTTTTTATGAAAATCGTAAAATTTCTTATCAAGGAAATCTTGGCAGAAGATGCCTACAAGAAAAAAACTGGGTTTCGATTTAATGAAGATATCAAAGCTGTTGCAAATTCTGTAAATAAACCCGGCTACTTTCTTCATTTCTCAGACGTTCCTAAAATTGGAATAAATCCATCTTCTGGTTATTTTCCCGGTCTCTACATGTATCCAAACACTCAGGAAATTTATGATTTTATTTTTTCTGACATTGGTAATTTCGTAGGTGCAGGCCGCGGGGCTCGCTACGTTTATCTTGTAAAGTTAAACCCAAACGTAAAAATTCTTGAAGGTTACGAAAACATTAAGCGAATTGTTGGTCAAGCACGCGCAAAAATTATGAAACCTCTTTTTGACGCAGGAGTTGATGCAGGGCTGACCGTTGATAAAAAAAGTCTGCAACAAGCAGCTCTTATGTCAGTTGGTTCAATGTCAAAGTCAAATATTTCTTTTGAATTTCCTTCATTAGAAGAAATGAAGGAAAACGGCCTTTTTGACATAATCAATGAAAAAAATGAAAGATATAACAATCTTTACAAAAGACTGAACACAAAAAATTTAAAATCAAATGACGACATCATTCAATGGAACAAAGAAATAAAAGAAGTCATTGAAGGTCTTTCTATGAATTATTACAAATACCAGCTACCAGTTCTTAAAGAATACGACAAAAAGTATCTTACCAAAAAAATAAAAGAAATTGAAAAAGAGTTTTCTGCAAATTTCTTTTCTCTTCAAACAGACGACAATCTTAAAAAGTTTGAAGATTTTCTAAAAACAAACAAGCTTCCGGAATCTTGGTTGCAGCTTAAATTTCCGTTCATTATTGCTAGATCACTAATTAATGATCACTTGCTTGTTGAAGAAGCAAACAAGTATTCTCAACTTGAGACAAAACATACAATAAAAATGTTTTTGTTTTTGAACGATTTAATTAAGCATCCAAAAGATTTGACTGTTAAAAGTAAGGAAGGCAAATTCTCGACTATAGATTCAAAAACAATAGCAGAAAGATGCATCGACGAAGCAAAAAAAGTAGCAGGAAAATATTCAAATTTCTTAATGAAAGCAATTAAAGACATTGATGATGTGGGCGTGAATATCGCTCTTTCAATATCAGGGTTTGATGGAATAAATGATACATCAACTCTTTCCAAAGAAACAATTGATGACATTAGATCTTCAAAAGTAAAATCTGACCGCATAACCTATCGATCACGTGCATTTTTCGGAATGGGTGATGGCAAAATGGGAATTTTGGGAAAGTATGAATCTCAACAGTTGTTTATTTTCCCTCCGCTTCAAAGAAAATTTAAAATTGTCACAATGATTGATAGGTTCGAAGGCGACAAAAAAGATCCACCCGGATCTGCTACGCCCGATGTTGATTGGGACAGACGCCCAGCTGCTCTAAAAAAGAGAATCTACAAAGATCCTGACAATTTTAAAAATAGAGAAAAAGTCGATCGCTGGAAGGTAGAATAAGAAAAGGCGCTGTAGAAATAATCTACAGCGCCTTCAAAATGGTAGGGGTGCCGGGACTCGAACCCAGAAAAGCGGAGTCAAAGTCCGCGGTGTTGCCAATTACACTACACCCCAGTGAATGGTACTCCCAACGGGAATCGAACCCGTGTTACCGGAGTGAAAATCCGGGATCCTGACCATTAGACGATGGGAGCAAACTAGTCACAAGCAAAATTCATGATTCTTTCATCTTCTGGTGAATTACAATCGATCGACCATGCTGCAACTGCAAAAGCAGGAATAAGAGCAAGAATGATCAGAAAAATTGACCTGTCAAGAAAGTTTATCATGATTACCTCACTATTTTAGGATAGAGAAAGATCTTTGTTAATAGAGATTACGTAATTTTCTACTGTTAGAATTCCGTGACGAATCATAGACAAAATTTTTCGATTAACATTTTTGTAAGTTCCGTCGTCAAGCTTGACATAAGCTTTTTGATAAATGCTATAATTAATTTTTCCTGCATAAACCCAGACAGAGGGCTTTGCAAGCTTAAAAAGCATTTCTAATTTCACTTCACGAAGTGAAGTAGGTCGCAAATAGCCGCTTACAGAAGTAGCAAAGATAAACTTTTTGTTTTTCCAAGAGTTAAGTAGTTCAAGTAGTTCTTTCTGCTTCTTAGTCATTTTCTTCTCCAATTTGTTTTAATGCAAGATCGTAGTTTTTTCCGTATTCTGACATATTCACTTTTCCAATAAAAATGATCATGTCTTCTTTTTGAATTCGCTTTGAATAAGCAAGTTTTTTAATCGAATCTAATGCTCCTGCAATATGGAATTCTTTAAAATCTGGGAACGCACCATTTGCAGCTTTTACAAGCCAATCAACAAAAGCATCTTTTGAAGACTCTTCAAAATCTTCAAGACCTTTAAAGTTGAAGTATTTAAAAAGACGATTGCCTAGAAACGGAGACTTTGTAGAGTTAATCCTGATCAACTTTTTGTCTTCAAGACGATGAAAGTCTTCGTTAAAGAAAACACTTTCACCATCAAAAGCAACCTGTGAATTAACCAAATCAAAATTCTGAAGAGTCTGCTCGATTGTAGGAAAGATTAGCTCTGGTGCATTCACAATTTGCACCACAAAACGAGAAAAATCAGCACCGACTGCGTTGCGGTAGTCTGTTACATTTGTTGCAAACTTCCCAAGACTTGGGGAGATACGAAAATCAGAACTAGAAGCAATAGTGTCTTCTGCACGATTAGCATCTTCTTTAGATCGGAAGAAGAAGTCAACATCACCGCGAGGCTCAGAAACGTTCGGAGAAAAATAGTTTTTGAGAGAATCGCCTCTTAAAAGGGCTCGAGCAAATCCGCCTGCAATAAATCCGTTGTTGTTAAAGCAAGCTTGAATTGATTCATTTTTCATAAACTCAAGAAAAAAGGAAGAGTTTGAAAAACTAGTTACAGACTTGGCAGGTACCTTTACAAATGTCATTTTTGTCTCGGTTAGTTGTTGGTAACTACAGGGATATAAACACAAGACATTGTTCTTGGGCTTCTTTCACGTGGAATCACGTAACACTCTACGTTTTCACGCGGGGAAAATTTTTCAACCCTTTCCGCATAGTATTCCTGATTTGCTACCTCGCGCTGTTTCTTTTTCGTCTCTTCCAACTCTTCTTTTTCCTGAGACGTAAGAACATCGCTTGGGTTTTCTTTACAAGAGATTAATGCAATACAAGAGATTGATGCAAGAAAATGTAGAAAAAATACTGTAAGAATTGAATTTTTCATTATTTTTGTCTCCTGCAAGGAATTTTAGCTGTCAAACACGCCACAACTGCAGCGGTGCCAATCTTCCCACCAGCCGCAATTGTTTTTATGTCTTTTCTTCTTGATTGCTTCGAGATCATTTTTCAAATGAGAATGAAAAGTGTCCTCATCGTCATCATCACTAAGAAGCCAATCGATCCTATGAACATATGCGAATGCTTCTTCCAAAAGGACTACTGCTTTCTTCATCTCCTCAAGAGTTTCAGGAGTGTAATCCTCTCGTTTGTCCCGTAGAACATGAGAGATCTGTTCAGCAATGTCTTCCATAAAGAATTGTTTGTACTCAAACTTCCCACCAGACATTTTAGCTCCAGACAATAGCAAGTTTTTGTAATGAAAAGTGCCTTAGGCGGGACTCGAACCCGCACTCCTTTGAAGAAACCAGATTTTGAGTCTGGGGTGTCTACCAATTCCACCACTAAGGCATTACAAAAGTTTTTAATTCGGTTTGCAAAGCGTGTAAAGGAACTTACTTGTTTTTGTAATAAAGTAGGACGCCCGGGATTCGAACCCGGAACCGAAGGATTAAGAGTCCTTTGCTCTGCCGTTGAGCTAGCGTCCTGTATGGTGCCAAAAGAAGGATTCGAACCTACAACTACTCGCGTATGATACGAGTGCTCTACCGTTGAGCTATTTTGGCAAAAAGTCTGAGTAGCAGGACTCGAACCTGCGGCCTCCTGATCCCAAATCAGGCGCTCTACCAACTGAGCTACACCCAGAAATCAAAAAGTAGGAGAGGTGGGATTCGAACCCACAGTGTTTACCCGGAGGGAACGGATTTACAGTCCGTCGCTAGACCACCACCCTAGCAGCTCTCCTAAAATTTTAAAGTGGGTTGCGTGGGATTCGAACCCACAACCGACGGATTAAAAGTCCGATGCTCTACCGTTGAGCTAGCAACCCAAAAAAAGTCTCCCCACCAGGATTCGAACCTGGGACCTGCGGCTTAGAAGGCCGATGCTCTGTCCAGCTGAGCTATGGAGAGAAAAGTAGGACGGGTGGGGGTTGAACCCACGTATCTTCAGGATATAAGCCTGACGCCTTCACCACTTGGCTACCGTCCTACAAGGTAGATGTTGTTATCTTATCAAGATGTTAGAGATTGTTCAACTTTTCGATTAAATTTAAAACGCCTTTTTCTGAGGAACCAACCTGACTGTCAATAAGCACTCCGTTGTGATAAGCTAAAACAGTTGGAATAGATAAAACATTCATTGAACGTGCAAATTCACTAGAATTTTCTATATCAACATAAGCAAATTGAATGTTAGCGTTAAGAGACGAAAAATTCTCCATCTTTGGTTTTAACATTTTGCAAGGACCGCACCACTCAGCTCCAAGCTGGAGGATGAGCTTTTGTGAAGTGCCAATTTTGGCGGTTACTTCTGACGAAGATGCAATTTCTAACATTTTAGATCCTGTTATACGTTTTTTATGATGAGAAAATGGCGACGACAGCAGGACTCGAACCTGCGACCAACGGATTAACAGTCCATCGCTCTACCAACTGAGCTATGTCGTCAAATTGGAGCGGGAGACGGGACTCGAACCCGCAACAGTCAGCTTGGAAGGCTGAAGCTCTACCATTGAGCTACTCCCGCATAGTAATAAAAGAGGAAGCGGAGGGATTCGAACCCTCGGAGCCTTTCGACTCGGCGGTTTTCAAGACCGCTGCCTTAAACCACTCGGCCACGCTTCCAAATGGAGCCCGGAGTGGGATTCGAACCCACGATGCGGTATTACCCAACCGCCTTACAAGAGCGGTGCCTTCGACCTCTGGGCAATCCGGGCAAATCAAGTGTTTTTTGTTTTTCCTTCCTGATTACTTGATGAATATAACCTGTTCTGCGAAAATGAACACCTAAATCTTCAATTATTTTGAACTTTTTTTATCCAAACAACTTTTTCTTTTTCATCTGTTATCCACAGATACGGGTCCCATTTGTCGACAGACACCCAGTTTAGCTTTTTTAGCTTTGAACCAGCTTGGATAATGAATCCGGGCGAATCTACATCAGGATAGTGAAACCTGTAGTGTCCTAAGATTGAATTTTTTGCAAGAATTGGCTTTGCAGTCATTATCGACCCTCCTTCATAACATTAGGAATAGAGACTAAGAAGTATAATCTCGAGTACTCACCCAGCTTCTCTTATCATCTATTCTGTTCGATAAGGTAGAAATAAATCTACCTGCCATCTGAACATCCCCAGCAGCTACGTTGTCAAACATTTTAAGAAGACTTTTTGCTTCAGGTGGTGAAAAAAACGTTTTGAAGCCTGGTGTAAAACCTGCTGATGCTGCCTTTAAATAATTCACAACGTCAAGAACCATCCTGTCTTTAGATGGATCGACTGTTCCTTGAGCAACACCTTGAAATCTTTCAACAATGCTTGAGTAGGGAATTCTCCTTTTACTTGATAGAATAGCAAATAGCGGAGCTTGAAGTTTTTGAAGGTCTGCATACGACTTCTCAGGAATTTTAAATCCTTTTGAAGCACCTGTTACGAAAATACCTTCTGGGCTTCCCCCAAAAATACTTTCACCAAATATCTCAACTAGAGCCTCAGACATTGAAGCTTCAATTTGCGTTTTTAAGTCTTTGCTTACTTTTTTGTTTGATAAAAGCTGTTCAAGAAAACTTTCCATTTGTTGTTTTCTCATAGCAGACAAAGGCATTGGTCTTTTTGTGATGTCTTCTTTTGTCAAGAATTTAAGTCTGCCTCTGCTTACTTTAGTCAAAATCGAAGCGTGATTTTTTTGAAGTTCTCCGCCAAATTCAACAACAAAGGTTGAATTTCCAATTGCGTAATCAATGTAATCAGGTCGATTTTCAGGCTTAAGAATTTCAAAAGAAAATTTACCGTTCTTCACTATTGACGGGATAGGAGAATTTCTGATGGTGCTTGCAACTCCACTTAAATCGGCCCAAGAGCCTTTTTCTTTTCCCTTGTATTGTCCAAGAACTTCTTCATTTTCAATGTAGACAGTCAAATTTTGACCTGCAAGCTTTTCAGTGTATGATGCAAGAGGTTCTCTTCCGAGAATGTCTTCGATTACAAGAATAAGATCATCTCTTGTAAGATCTGACAATCTTGGAGTTTTTGACTCATCAAGAAGACGTAGGTCGCTTCTAAGCATTTCAAAAATTAAATTGGAAAGAACAGAAAATTTTCTCATAATTCCTCTAAATGAGCTTTTAAAGAAGCTCTCTGACTAGTTTTCTAATTAGGCTCTCAGCAGTCAAATTCCAATCTTTACGAGGGCACATTTTGATAGCAGATGTTGAAAGAACATCAAAGATTTCTTCAGCAATTCCTTTTGGAAGACTTGGGAGCATTGGAATGAATCCATTCTTGTCACCTGCGCAAAGCATTTCTCTCATTTTTGTTCCGCTAATTTGAACAGTTGCTGAGCGAGGAACTCCAAACTTTTTGATGATTGTCCCAAAACTACCAGGGTATTGCTTGTTCATCAATTCATTTTTGTAGTTGTTTTCGATGTCAACATCATCAGAATAAACGGTAGCTTCAACGTTTTGAGGGTCAATTGTTACATTCGTGAACGGAATAGTAACGCTTCTTTCTCCCTCTACTTTTGATTTGTGAATTGCTGAAAGAACGTTATGAACTGCAAGAACAGGTGAAGAAGGCGCTCCGTCTGACGGGCTTTTAATGAGAACATTTCGCGGAAGATTAAGATTTGGAATGAGTAGTTCATCCCAAATGTACTTCATATCACCGCCAAAAACAGGCGTTTCACCAGGAACAATTCTTTCTTTTCCTCCTGACGTTTTGGTAGGAGGTTTCGTTCCTCTTGATGAGTGAGAGACAAAAACAAGCACCAGATCGTTGTCCGGTGCTTCGTTAATTGCAGAATTAGCAGCTTTGCCAAGCGCTGCTATCTCAACAAGCATATGGTGCCCGCGATGATAAGGTTTTGCAGACATAGGCACAAGCCCGATCTTAAACTTACTCATTTTCCCTCTAGAATAAGTATCTATGGATCGAAGCGAATTGGAAAAAGATTGTTTACGTGAAAAAGAAGCATCTTCCCATAAATCAAAACTTTGACAAGATTTTTTGATTCAAGTGAAATCACGACTCCAATGTCATTTGAACTTGGGACAAAAATGTTTACGCCATCTGTTGAAATCGCAGAAGAGAACCCAAGATCAAGGTCGTTCGTTTCGTTTGCTCTAAAATGGACCAAAGTCCCGGGCTCTAATTTCCCCAATAGACTTTTTCCCCTCTTTTGTAAAATTGAAGATTTTTTTTGGAGTGCTCATTTGTGAAATGAGCGTCTTTGTAAATCACAAAATTATTTGGAAGTAAAGCAAACTGTCCGTTTTGCAAATGAAGTAAATTGAGAGGCTTGTGTTCCTCAGGATATCTGCTGTACCCATCAGACCAGTCAACCACAATCCCTGTATGACGTCCAGCTGATTTAAAATCTTTCAAAGTATTGCAAGAAAGACCTTCGAGGTATTTCGAGTGCCAAACGTCAAGATTTTCTCCCATTGATGCCCATGGCATTAGAAGACTATTGCAGACATCAAAGTTTTCGGTTGTTGAAATTGCATGAATAGGAAGCCCACTCCAATTTGCTCCTGACTCAAGAAGAACATGACACATTAGGGTTTGATTTTCTCTTGCATAGATTCCGTGCCAAATTCCTCTTGTTACGCCAGCAGGCATCTGGGGACCGAGATGCTTGTTTTCTACATTTACGTAGAAATGAAATGGCAAATTTGAGTGCTTTCCCATAATTTCTCCTGTTTAAAGACTTAGAATTTTTCTCATAACTCGAATAGAGTCCAACGCGCCATTTGAAGTTGACTCGTTATCAATGAAGCTTTTGATGTAGCTCTGGTAACCCTGGAGGTGGTCTGAGTTGACCCCAGAATTTGCTAATATGGTAACCAATCCTTCGAATGTAGTTGAATCTGAGGGCTTGCAGTGTAACCCCAGGGCATCCAGAATGGTCTGGGGTCGTTCATCCCTTTCGACAAGAGTTTTCCCATTTGATTTGATAGTCACTCCGCCCGGATAAGAAATAGTGATCTTTTTGCTTTTATCATTTGACTGAGATTTTGCAAGATACGAAAGCAAAAGATTTCTATAGACGCCTTTTACCTGTAAAGTTCCACCGGAAAGAAGCCAAGCGGTGTTCTGAGGATTCTCAGAAAGAATTACGTCAATTTGAACCTTTTCATTTTCACGACCGAAGATTGGAAACAGAACGGACACAAGCGAGCCTACAAGACTCGCCTTCCCGCGATTGTTTAAAGCTTTTTCAAACTTTTGCAAAAGGTCTTTTTTGGCAAAAGACCTCTTTTGCGAGGTCGACAAGTCAAAAGGACCAACAGCAATGTCTACGTCGTTAGATAGAGGCTTCAAGCATGACGAACCTACAAGATGATAAGAAAAGATTCCTGAAGGTTCGAGAACATCTCTTTCAAAGAGATGCAAAGTAGGTAAAACTTCATCTTTTTTGATTTGCACCGACTCAGAAACAGACAAAGATTTGAAAACATTCCCTCCCATCTTACTCTCCGCTAAAGTAGCTTTTGATTTTATCTAAAAGCCCGGGTAGCAAATCAAGTCTTTGAGCTGTCTCGATTGTTTCCCAAGACATTTGATCATTTTCTAAGATTCCGTCTGTAAGTTTAAGACAAGGAGTGCCTGCCCAGCCTTCTGGAGGGCAAAAATAGTATTGAATGTGATTCGGGTCTTTTACTGGAACAAGAAGGGCGATGTTAATTGTTAGATCAACTTCTTCGAAAGTTTCGCGAATTGCTGCGTCAATCGAGGTTTCATTTTTTTCAATGGTTCCCCCTGGCAGACTCCATTTAAGCGGCATCCAGGGAGCTGTTGAGCTTCTTCGAACAAAGAGAATCTCTGACTTGTTGTTCAAAATGATAACAGCTGAAAATTTTGCTTGCATTAAATCATCCTTAGCGGATTTTTACCATAACAGAATAATCCGCGAAGTTTATTAATAGGCGTGAAAACACCCGTAAGCTTGTAAAGCTCATTTTCCCATTTAAAAACGATCCCTTCAACAGGTTTTTCGAATGTTTGCGTATCAATCTTTGAAAGAAAAATTTCTGCTTTTTGCAAATCAGATCTGCTTCCACGAACCTCGCCGTCTGCAATTGCGCTTTTTACTTCATTAACAAAATCAATCAAAAATTTTGCATCGTTTGGATTGTTTGACGCAATTTTAAACTCTAAATTCTTAAAAACTGCCTGCGCAAGTTTGTGGAAAAGCATTTCAAAGTCTTTAAGTGCAATGTCTCTGAAATGGTTGTCTTCGAGCTTTTGGATGTCAAACCAAAGACGCGGGTTAATCTTTTGGGAACGAGCATAGGTGAAAAATTTAGGGCTTTCAAGAGCAATTCGACGACTAATTTCATCAATAACGTGATCTTGAAGGTAAAATTTGTCAAAAATCTTTGATGAAACAATCTCCTTCTTTACAAGAAAAGTTACTAAATCTCCAACAGTAGACCCGTCAGGTACAAGCTTGATAAAGCTTTCAAGAGAGTGACAAACCTCGCTTCTCAACAAATCAGGAGCGGGATTGATGCAAAGTTTTGGAACTTTTCTAACAGGAATAGGCAATTTTGTCTTTGCAGCAGAATAAACAAATTCTTCGTATGCGTCAAAATCAACATCACTAGCTTCTGGATCAAGCAAATGAGGAGAAAACAAACAGATGCAGTTAAAAGAATACGGAATTGTGTTTAAATTGTCGATTATTACAATTTCTGCATTGACTACAACTTTTCCGTTTTGAAAAAGTCTCTCCGACAAATTTGGAAATGCATTTACAAGAATTTGAAGTGATTTGCAGGCATCCAAAAATGCATTTTTAACAGTTTCTTTGCCAGAGTAGGAGTTTTCGAGCATTTCGATTGTGTCTCCACCTTGAGACACTCGAGTCCAGGAAGCCCCTTTGTAGAATTTTTCGACTTTACCGTTTCTAACGGTAAATGTTAGATTTTGTCCATCAATTTTTTCTTCAACAAGAGGGAAATTTCCCTCAAGCAAAGAAAAAAATGCGCTTTTTAGAGATGAAAGTGGGAGGTCAAAATTTTCATAAAAGTTTAAAATGTGTGATTTTGGAGCATTCGAGACCAAATCAACCTCCTCGCACCATCAGGTGATCTTAATTGACTTCAAAGAAAGCTGACAGGATGTTACCCAAGGCTCACCATTTCCAAGTTCCATTTCGCCTGCTGCAAGAGCAACGGGGGTTGCAATAGCTTCCCATCTCTCAATTTCTTGCATTAGGTGGTTTGCAACAATCATCTGCATCTTTCTCTCAATTGGTTTCTGTAGCCAATTGAAAAGAGCAGAATTGACACCAGGCGCAGACGTAAATTCACAAACAATCTGACACGTGTTGTTATCAAATGCAGTGAATTTTGTTCCAATTGTTTGCATTAAAGGAAGTTTGTCAATGAGAATCTCCCAATGAGGAGAAAGATCTTCATCCTCTTCAGGCGCGTCCTCAACTTCTGGTTCAACAGAAGGCTCGCTAGCTTGCTGGGGCTCAGGTAAAGCAACAATTCCACTTTTATTTACAAGATTATCAACTGATAGAAACTCTTGAGATTCTTTGTTTTCGGTAGGTGCTGCGCTGTTGTTTTCTAGCTCAAGCTTCTTTCGACGAATTTTCATAGTCACTTCCTTGATTTAATTGTTGAGAAATTGCGCTTTGAAACTCTCTTTGGGCACGTTCATTGTCCCAAACAGAAACTCCCCAAGCTTTCATCAAGATTTTCTTGATGTCATCATCAAATTCGATTTTAATTTCAGCAGTTCCATCTTCTTTTTGAAGGATTTCAGTTACCGTAATAGGGACTTTCATCAAACCTCCAAAATGATTTTATCACAAAAATTGATTATTACACGCTTTTTTTAGCCTTCTTTTTACGAGGAGGCTTAACCGCTGGTTTAAGAGAATCAATTTTTACTTTAACAACATCACCATCTTTCAATACGTTGACAAACACTCCGAGGTTATCAATGAAGCGATCTTCTAAAACAAGACAAATTTTACCATCGTGATTTTGCAAGGTTCCAGCAATCTCATTTGCAAGGTTCCAAGCTTCCATTTGCTTCTTATAGACAGAATTGAGAAAACCCCAATTTTCAGAATCAATTTCAAGTGTATCGGACTTTACGTTGAAATGTTTGTTAAAGATTTGACTCAACCGGTTGTAGGTGGATGCTCTGTGCTGCCAGTAGTAGTGGTTTTTAAACCGAAAAGATTCAAAAATTCCATCAATCCACTCACAATCGCTTTTGCTAAGAGCGTAATACTGGGTAGGAATGTCAGCAGTGTCAATAATCTTACGTGCAAGAGCAATCTGTTTGTCGCTAATAGCGTAACCGTTCTTAATGTTCTTCACAATAGACTGAAGAGTCTCTAATTTCTCACCTGTCAGCTTTTCAAAACAAAACCTTGCTTCAACAAAAAGACTCCAGTTAGGCCAGCTTTCAGGAGGACCCTTTTTAAGGAGATCATCTAGAATTGAAAGGCCACGACCGCGAGGCAAAGTCTCATTTTCAGAAATTGAGTTCAAAAAACCGCCAGCCCAGGTGTCAGCCAGGCCGGCGGCGGAGTATGCAGCTGCAAGATCAAAAACCTGCTTCATATCCATCATTCACCTCAAATTGAATTTAATCTACTTTTGGTAGGAATGGAAGGAATTTTCAATCAAATTTTTGATTTTTGCCAATTTTAATCAAGAGACTCTTTGGCAACAAGAGCAGCAAGTCTAAAAATCGAGGCTCGAATTGCCCTCGCCTCGGCTCGCGTAATCCTCTTTTCTTCGCCTTCTTCCGTTTTTAGTGCAGAAGCGATTTCTCTTACTACTGCTTCTATCTCTGGAGCAAGACTGACAATCTCATCTAGCGTAAGTTTTCCCATTTCAGAGTCCTCCTTTGGGAGCGGTGTTTCCGCGTTACCCAATTTTAAGTATCAAGTACTCTGAATGTGTGACAACTTTTATGCTAAATGAGACACAAAATTGCTTACTTCATTTTAATTTCTACATCTTTTTCAACTTCATCACCCCAGACAGCCCAGCCGGGAGCAGATTTTCGAGCAAAAAGTTCAATTTTTGACTGTGTTGGAAACATTTCTTCGATTCTGTTTCTTACCTCAATAGGCTTTGCAGAGTGTCGTCCTCGAAGCTCTGACACTAGCTGCCTTACATTTCGAGATCCACGAGGCTGAGGGATTTTTCCTCGCTTTCCAATAAGGCATAGCTCAACCTGAGACATGGTGTAGAACCCAGGATTGACGCGCTGTTTGTCCCAAGCAAATCCTACTGTTGCCCAACTAAACCCCCAAGCTTTCATAAGATCAATTGCTTGATCAAGATGAGGGCTTGACGACCACATAAAAAGAAGACAATCTTTTTCGCAAATTGAAGGAATGTCAAGACGTTTTAGCTCGTTGAGCTTCATTGTTGAGTAGTGGCTAATTGCTCCGCCCGACTCAGTTCCATTTTTGCCAGTGTGTTGAACCTGACCTTTGTAATCCCACGGAGGGTCAGCATAAATAATGCTAAATTTACTCATTTGCGAAATCCTTCAGGTCGCGAATCTTTTGACGAATGTAGTCAAGAATCAAAGGGGCACGCTGCGGAAGCTGAGACAAGCCTGTCCCAAGCCCGTCAGCCGGGAAAACAACATTACGACCCGCGCTAATGTGATCTTTGAGCTGACGGAAGTCTTCATCAAAAACCGTGGAAACATTTTTCAAGTCTTTATCAGTGAAAAAATCACTTTCACGCATACCCGGAGACCACTTGGTGGGAATTCCAAAAGCATTTGGTTCTCCTCGCATCGCGCCTGCCTGACCGCCGTAACCAGTCTCTTGCATGTTGTCTCCAAATACATAGACAGTATTTGGGTTGTTAGTAAGATCACTACGCTCAATCCACTTTTGAACAAGAACCTTGCCTTTCATTTTACCTCCGTGTTACTCATTTAATTCAAATTTTAGTGTTTAAAAAGGAAATTTGTTAGGAATTTTGACCGTTTTCTTTCCACAAATCATAAGCTGCAATGATCTTTGGATCAACATCGGACTGATCGCGAAACCTGCAAAACACTGGAAATCGCATTGCTCCGGTATTTGTAAAGGGTGGTTGATGCTCACATTCCGCAATTTTTCCAATCCAAGAATCAGGATCGTTGTTGATCTCTTCCTTTAGCTTGTCAGTGTAGCCTCCACCAACCCGTGTAATCGAGCCATTCGAAGTAAGAATTTTGAATCCACCAAAAGAACCAGCTCTCTTTGTAGCCTTGTTTGCTTCATACCAGCCTACAATTACGCCCTCTTCGGTCGCAACAGGCTTGAGCTTCAAGATTGAATTTGAGCGCTTCCAGATGTAAGGAGCTTTCATATCCTTGAGCATTACGCCCTCGTAACCTTCAGAAAGACATTCTTCGTAAAAGTCACGAAGACAACTTTCTTTGATACAAACCTTACTTTTGACAAATTTGAAACAGCTTTTTTCATCAAGAGCGTCTTTTCCAATGCAAGAATGAAGCAAATAAAGACGCTCGGAGTAAGTCAAACTAGTGGTTTGCTCTTGCCAATGACTAAGAGGGACATAATCAAAAATGTGATAGACCATAGACGAATCATCTTTCTTTGACTTTGAAGACATAATCACTGAAGCTGATTCATTCCAGTCGCGTCCCATAACCTCGCCGTCAAAAACGAAATCATCAGAACCAAGAGACTCAATTGCAGTCTTAATTGAGGGAAGCGTTTCAAGAATTGTTCCATTTCGAGTGTAAAGAGTAACTTCGCTGTTGTGTTTTACAGCAATTACACGAAGACCATCAAGCTTTGCTTCAACTCGAACAGGATACTGAACCTGATCAACAATTTCAAAGCTTCCGTTTACGCCTTTGGTCGAAAGCGAGCTAGCAAGAGCAACAGAAAACGGAACAATAGTGTTGGGCCAAACCTTATTCACGGTAGAATGAGAAACTCCGCAACGAAGATTTCGCCAAAGAAGACGCTCAAGCCACTTTTGTGCGAGCTCGTCGCCTTCTGAAATGAGAGCTCCAACAGCATCACGAGCAGCATTACCAGTCAGGTTTCTAGAGTTAAGAGACTCAAGAAGATCAAGAAACCGAGCAAGAAGCTCATCACTGTGACCAGAAGAACCTTCAGTCAAAGGCTTGTCATACTTGCTTACGCCCCAATTCTTCCAAGGGTCAAATGCAAGAAAAAACGTTCGATGCAAAAGACTGTTTTCTCGATGCTTAGCAAGAATCTTTTCCTTGTAAAGACGAGAATTATCAGACTCAAGAGTTTCAAGAATTTCAATAACTTGCATTATGTCTCCATTTTTTAGAGGTTACAATCAATAATAACACACTTTTTAGTTTATGAACACACAAACAGCAATAAAATTGCGAACATTTTTTTTGAGAGTGCTACTTATGATTGGGAGGTTGTCGTGAAGAGCAAGAAAAAAGTCGAGCCTAAAATTGAGCCACAGCCAGAGCCTGTTCTTGATTTTCAAGAAGAAATTACAGAGGAGATCATAGAGGCACCCGTAATAGCTCATGAAGAAATTCATACTGAGCCTGTATCACTAAGCGTTGAAATGCAACCATCAGGATCAGCTACTCAAACAAAAGAATTCCCGAGTCTTTATGACACGATTCCTACAACTTTTGGTGCAATTGTTTTAGGAGGAATTGTAATTGGAGCAATCCAGCTTGTTGTAAAGAAAATCTTTGACCGCGAAAAGAAAGAACACAGAGCTTTGACGCAATTTGTTACGTCAATGTTTGCTCTTATTGTTGGAATCTGGATTGCTGACAAGCTTATTGCAGGCCCAACAACTGATCTTCTTTTTGAGCAGGAAAGCAGAGACGTCCTTGTATTTATCAAAGACATTACTCTGATGGTCTTTTCTTACTACTTTGGAGTAAAAGCGCAGGCGCCTAAAGAAGACTAAAATTTTGATCAAGGGATGTTAGTCTAAAACAAGCATCCCTTGATCTTCTGCTTCTTGCAAAGCTCTTAAAATTTCTTGGCTTATTTCAAGCGGAATGTTTTTGTCTTGATCATTTCTGTTTCTGCATTCGTTAAAATTAAATCTAATCACGACAGACACAAGACCGTCATTGTCTGGTGTGTTAGTTTGCCATTCAAACCAGGATTTCATTATCTACTCCCTTGAGGCATTCTTAACAATCTTAGTTTTTTGAGTCTAAGACAGCTTTACAACTCCGTATTTTATTTGGACTTCAGTAGTCCCTCCAGTTGTTGCTATTGCTCCATTTGAGCCAACACCAATAAAAAGAGACAATTGATCAGTTGTTGCAATGTTCCAAACTCCTCCATCCTGCCTGTTTCCTATTTGAGCTAATACGTCTGAGGTTGCTGTAAATGCACATCCACCTTTTACTCTGTATGGCCCACCGCCAAATACACAGCTCCCATTCCCAGAAACCATAGACGCAACAGTTGCAAGTGACGATAAATTTGAAGCCCAACCCCCTACGCCTATTGTTCCTGTTGAAGTTACAGCGCAATAAATACCGCTTCCTCTTAAATTTCCAAGAACTGTGCTTGTTGGGTTTTGCACAACACCTGTGCAATAAAGATAAGATCTAGTTAAATCTGGAGAAAAATTTGTGTATCTAACCAATAAATGAAATGCATCACCAGCCAAAACAGGACTGCCATCTGAGTATGTTAGTGGAGTTGTCCATTTTGGTCCTGTGAAATTAGCAGATGTTATGAAGCTATAGGTTTCATTTCCAACAGCTATTGTATTTGTTTCAAATGTATGAATGTCAGTGCTTTCATTGTACGAATACGCAGACAAAATACCCGCTGTGTCAGTAAATGTGTAAGAAGCACCATTCAGATTACCAGGCGTCCTCATTTCAGTTTGAGGTAAGATCGTTATAGTGTCATTTGTTCTTACTAATTTTGATGTCATACGTAACTCATAATGTACCAGTTGTATGAAGAACCGCTCAAACCAGCAATCAAAGATACCGACCCTGAAACGGTGCCAAGCTTTAGCTCGGTTGCTCCATCAATCTTATTAGGCAAAGATGCCGTGATCACGAAAGGGTTTGTTGCGCAATTACCTCCAACATCTTTCACAAAGTATGTTCTCCCAATGTACTCACCTGCAATAACGGGCAGCGTTCCTGTGTAAGAAGAAAGAGTAGTATCTACTCCAATGAAAGACTGTGAGGTAAAGTTAAAGTTTGAAAAATCATTCGAGAAATTTTGACTAAGACTACCAGAGTTAAAAATTCCTCCATTTGCTTGAAGACGCCCAGAAAATTTTGACGTGCTATTCACAAGAAGGTTTGATCCGGTAATCCCTCCGGTGACCGTTAAAGAGGGAGTCGTTTTATTGAAAACAAAATTTGAGCTTCCCCCAAACACTCCTCCGTCGTTAAACTGAACTTGCGTGTCTGAGCCTCCTGGACTTGTTGTCCCTCCTCCGCCTCCGCCTCCGCCTCCGACACCGGCACCTCTAAAAAGATTTGCTTGAGTAATTTTCGCATTAGTTGTGTTTGTTAAATCAGTTTCGTTTCCTTTAACCGTTACAACTCCAACAAATACCGCTGCGTTCGCAGTGTTTGCACCTTCTTGAAAGTTTTCGGTTGAAATACCTCCAATAGCGTCATCAAATGTTGCGAATTTTTGTGTTCCATAATAAACGAAGAGTGCTCTATTCACCGAGTTAGGAAACCAATAGACTCTTTGATTTGTCCAGTCATTGTTTCCGACGGCCCCGAGTGTTCCTCCATTGTTGTATTGAGATGGATCAATAACACTGTAGCCAGTGCCGCCGTTATTCAAAATTACGGGGTCACCATTTGCGTCAGTGTATTCCCTGAATATCTTTGAATTAACAAGCTCAGGGTCTGACGATGCAAGAACCAGATTTGGAGAGTTTGGATTTACAGTATAGTTTCTTCCCTCTGCATAAGAATCGCCAGCAGTTTTTATTAGACCTAATGTTCCTGCGCCACCTGAACTTGAAGCTGCCAAAACATGTCCGCTTATCTTTAAAGGCCCAAAAGCTCTTTGAAAAGTTAGACTGTTCTCCCCAAGACCGTAGGATATTGCAGGGCTAGTAATCGACCCATTTGTAACAGAGCTTGCTTGATGAAGAATTCTTCCTAATGAAATATTTGATTCTTTTTGAGAAACTGTAAGTGGGTTAGGAGTTTGGTTTATCACACCAGAAGAATCAACGTAAATATACGTGATTTGATTGGTAGAAACATAATCAAGCGAACGACTTACAACATTTTGCCAACCAACTCTTTTAATTGTTGGAAATGGTTCTTCTCCAAGAGAAGCATTTTGTGCAACAATTATTCCTGAACCTGACAGGACAGAAAAAGTTGTTGTTCCATTTTGAGTAGAAAGAGTTCCGCCATTTAAAAGACCTGTTGTGAGTATTGATTCAAGCCAACGAAGACGTGTTGTGTTTGTATAATCACCATTGTATTGAGTAAAATACAAGTCATTGTCAGACCCTGACGTGTAAATGTAGCTCGATGTTGTGTTTGCTGGTATCCTAAGACTGCCAACAGGTTTCAATTGAAGATACGAGTCAGTTCCGATAGCTCCTGATACAAAAGTATCTCCGCCAAAAAGAGAACTTGGAGAATCAGACCCTATATCAGTCTTTGTACCAGAAACAAAAAATTTAACGCCTGCCTGCAGTGATGGAAATCGACTAAGTGGCTCATCTGCAATGATGAGAGAGCCAGAAATAGCAGTTGTTGAAGTTCCATTACTTCCAGAAATTGTCCCTACAAGAGCCACAACTTCACCTCTTGTAGGTAAGTATCTTTCTAAAGAAGAAACAGCATCTTATTTTTGATTTCAGAAGAAATTTCAAAATCATCAAGATTTAGTTCATAATCTTTCAAAGCTTTAATTGAAGACTTTGAGATTCGTTCGACAGGATCAACAAATTTAACACCGCAAAGACGAAAGAAATCTTCTTCTTCACGAACAATGATTGTACGACCATCAGGAAGCGTAGGGTAACCATTAGTCATTTTCCCGCCGCCGCTAACCTTCTTCCAGCGAGAGAACATTCCGGGAATAAACCCTCTCATAGGATTCCCGTCAGGACCGACACCTGAACCTGTCCTCATTGCAAAAAGAACGCCCCAATTTTCCGGAGATGTGATGAAAAGATCCAGCTTCACCCCTTCCTTTAGCATCATTCTCAGGTATCGGGCACCTTCCTTTGGAGGCCACGGAATGACGTCAGGACAGCCGGGTTTGATAAATTCGCCCCATTGTTCAAGTGACGAAAAAAGACTTTGCCAATCGCTTACCTGAGCAACAATTTCTACATCTTTGACATTTTCTTTTCGACGTCGAATAGAGCCTGCAACCTCTGCGCGCAAGCAATGAGGACGAATCGATTCAACGATAAGAGTTGAAAGAGTAACAGCAGAATCAATGTCCATTAAAGCCTCCAAAGACCTTTTAATTCAAACCCAGAAAAAGAAAATGATTTTCTAAGGATTTAGGCAACTTTCACAGCCATCAAGAAACTATTTTTAAAGTACACTTGATTTTGCTCTTTGCACTTAACGTAAGCAAGAAGAGATTCTGGACTTGAACCCATCCAGTAAACAATAAGGTTGTCGTCGTTTTTGCAAATTTTGATGTTCAAACCGGGGTGAGATTTCCAAACGTCAATGCACGAACACAACGCGCTTCTGAGGTAGTTTGATGCGTAGGTGTTTTTTTGACAAGTGATTAGTGCAATAATTCGACCAGATTGGTACGTAAACATTTCTTTTTGCCGATTAGCAAGCTCTCTGTTTACACGCTGAAGCTCTTCCCTTCCGTCATTGGTTGCGATGTATCTCTCAAGCTCAGTCTTACGATAAGTAAGGTTATCCACTTGGCAGGTCAAAGCCTGGATACTTTTCAATTTTTCTTGCTCTGCAATCTTCGCTTCTTCAATTTTTCTATGAAAATGAGCAAGTTCTTCATTTACCTTTGACACTGAATTGAGAGCAATCTCTTCTCGTCGAGCAATACTGTTTTCGGCCTTTGCACGATTCAAATCTATGTTTTTGAGAATCTGCTTACTACGATGATTTTGCCCAAAACTGTAAGTGATCAAAAGAAGCGACAAGGCGGAGTACAAATAAAAAGCTGCAGATTCAAAAAAGACCATGTGGGTGTCTCCTTTAGAGCCATTTACATGAATCTATTAATTTCTTTTTAGCTATTTGAAAAGGTAGTTTTACAACAAAATCGTAAAAAATAGCGCCACTCTCATCCGATAATCGCGTCAACCTGGTGAAACAAAGCACATTGGAAGGGGTTGCGATGCAGCGATGGAGTGGCGCCACTTCTATGTATGAAGCTCATTGTGAGTATTCATACGTTTTTGAAAATACTTTATTGTTGACTATTCTTGTGAATGTGCTCACAAACAAGAGCAAGAATTTCTAAAGCAACAAGTTTGTCTGAGTCATTTGAGTGAATGTCTGTTCGTCTTTTAGCAAAGAAGTTGATGTCATCTCGAAATGAACAAAGAGAAGCGCCTTCGTTGGTCAATGACCAGTTTTCTGCTCCTGAAATTCCTGCTTCAACAGCAATTCTACTTGCTTCACGAAGAATTTTCGTAGGATTGTATGGAACAAGCCTGTGAATCACATACTCAAGCTCACTTCCTTTTACAAGAGGTTGTACGTTTTCTTTGATTCCGTTTTTGTGAAAGAAATCGATTCTGTTTAGGATTGAGAAGTAATCTTTTGATGACACTGGCTTCATTTTTTGTCACTTTTGTTTAGAGATTTTGAGCGTTCATTCTTGATTTGTCTATCAAGATACCATCTTGCTTTTTCAAGATCTTCAAGAATTTTTTCTGGATTCTTTTTGCCTGCCCTGCTAATGTATTTTACAACATTTCCAAGACAAAACCCAAGACCCCAAGCTTCAATAACATCGATTGCTTCATGTCCAGTGTCTTTTAGATAATGACTTGGATGATCCACTTGCTCTTTCATTACTTCTCCACTTTAATTAGTTTTCGACTAAGAAACCACCCGCTTGAACCATCAACAGGAAAGCGAACGTATGATTGCTCTCCATCAATAGACGGAGAAGGTCTTACCTCCATAATGATCCCATACACCCCAGCAAGTGCAGGTTCTTTTCCTGCAAAATGCTTCAATGGAAGATAAACAAGATCACCAATTTTTAGCGAAGACATTTTGCTACTTGCTCACGTAGCGTAACAAGATCGTTTTTGTAGAACTCTTTTGGAGTTGTTTTCTCAATTTGAGAGCGCTCTCGCTTCTTTTGTGAAAGTTTCTTTTGAAGTTCATTGTATTTTTCAAAGGTCAAAGACCAGATTGGCATTCCTAAAAGGAAATCATAACTACCATCCTGCTTTTGAATACCTTCATTTTCAATCGAGACAATAATTTCTGACTTTTTCTTGTTTGCTACCTCAATTCTTCCTTGAATAACAGCATCTACAAATTTTGACTTTGCGTCAAGAATGTTGATTTCATTATCAAGCTCCGATAGAAGTCGCTGCTTTCGTTTTCCATAGTAGTCAAGTCTGAAATTTACGAAATACTTGACGATGCTCTCTGCACTTTCAAAAATTTTGAGGTTTCCGTTTTCATCGAGAGTTGTAAGATTTTCTCCCTCATTTTCACGCATCTTCAGAAGATCGCCGAGTTTGTCCTTCTTGAGGATGTCTGCGAGCGTTGCTCTCGGAAACTTCAAAATGTAACAAATTCTGTCAGATGAGTGATCGTCGTATGAAGACAAAACACCTTTTTCTACAAGACTGTCAAGAAGCGCTTCATACTTCTCGTATGTAAAAGAAGGTGGAATCTCGTGAATTTCAACAGTCGAAGTATTCTTTACTTCCCACTTTCCTTTGAAAGACCACGACTTAGTTGTTCCATCAACTTGATCAATGTCGCCGTAAAAGCCTCTGACCCAAGGACGAAGAAGACCTACGTCTCCTTCATCAAGCAAGGAAATGCAAGCATCTACAAGGTCTAAAGGGTGCCTGTTAAGAATCTTTGTTGCAAATCCTACAGCAATCCCAGAACCACCGTTGAGCAAAACAGTGGGAATGATAGGCAAGAAAAAATGAGGCTCAATTTCTTCACCTTCTTCATACTTTGGAGTGGTTAGCTCAAAGTCTTTGTAAAGAAGCTTGAAGTTTTCGTTGAATTTGACGCCAATGTATCGAGGCGCACCTGCAACAGGAGAGCGCAAAGAACCAAACTGACCGATTCCTTGGAAAATCGGCATTGAGTTTTTGAAATCTTGAGTCATACCAATAATGGTACTGTCAAGAGACCCATGATGAAAGAAAGAAATCGCAGCAGCTTGACCACCAAGCTGGAAAACCTTCATAGGCTTTTCATTGCCAGTTTTCCAAAGACGGTTTGCAGCATAAGCAATTTTTCTTTGAGACGGTTTAAAACCGTCAATCACTGAAGGGATTGCTCTTGACGAAATTGTGTAAAGAGCGTAGTCTCTGTATTCAGTGTCAAAGAAGTCTTCGACGCTACGAACAGGAATCTGGTTGCTATCCAAATTAGCCTCCTGATGCATTATAATAACAAATTGACGTTATGAACACAACAAACAATCAAATTGTTAATTTGAAATGTTACGCAATTTTGCTTAGAAGGTGCGGAGGAATTTTTTTCTTGTTGTAACTGTAAGAAACGTAAATTTTACCGCCAATCTCTGCGTCATCTGGTATGATGGTGGTGTGATCGTTTTGCATGTACAAGTTGCCGCGAACTTTAAGTCTTTGAGGAAGTGACTCAAGATTTCTACAAGAGCTTACCATAAGATCTTGTCCCACTTTAAGACCGTCAGGTAGTTTTTTAATTTGCGTATGACGAAGATCCAGCAATCCTTGGACTTCAAAATTTTGAGGAAGATTGATAATGCTTGAATAGGCTGCAAATAAGTCACCAAGAATCTTGGTTCCTGATGGAATTGACATCACATTTTGGTCTGTGATGTCAATACTAAAACGAACAATTCTTTTATCAGTGGGCAGATTTTCTAGACTTTTTAGAACCTTTACATCATTTGATGAATACTTTTCTTCTTCAAATTCACCACCAGCAGACTTTCTAAGTGATGATGATGATGCAATTCTCTTTTTGTCAACAGGTGTCCAATCACTCCAAATTACTCTTTTTGCGCCTTCTCTTTGAGCAGTTTTCCAAGCAATGGGAATAGCTGTTGATGGGTCATAAACAACAACAACGTGACCGTCATTTTCTCCTGTGAAAACAAGACCTTTTACTTTTGACTTAATAAAGTCACTTGCAAAAAGAGCTGCGTCGGAAGTAAAACCGCTTTCTTGCTTTTTTTCTTTTGCTTTTTCAAGCACATTTACAATGTTTTTGCCAAGACCAAGTTTTTTTGCTTGATCAACAGGAGAAAGATTCTCTTTGTAAACCTTACGAGCGATTGCTTCATCAAAAATGATGTAACCATTGAGGTTCACTTTAAGTTTTAGAATGTTTAAACCGTAGCTTCCTCTATGCGTAGGTGAATCTTTCCTTGAAAGAAGCTCATCATCGGAAGGGGAAAAATTAATTGATCCCCCGGGCAATTCAGCAGCTTTCTTTAGATCGTAAACGCAATAAAGACCTGGTCCATACAGCATTCCTGAACCTTTACCTGCTCTAAACGTGTCACTTAAAATCCAATTTGTGACCGAATCAGGATCTGATTTTGTTCCGTGATAGACGATTGCCTGAGCGCCAAAGACTTCTTCAAGAAGAAGTGCTTCGCGAATAAAAGAGCGTAGAAGTAAATTATTCATACAGCTATTTATTCTTAGTCCTGCTCAGAATTTTCTGCTGTTTGCATAATTTTCACCTTTCGAGGAGCAGAGTCATGAGCAAACCAAGTCTCCAATGTCTGACGAAGACCATCACCACCAGAAATCGAAAACATTTTTGGGCTTTTGATAATGTCTTGGTAGTCCTGATCTTCAAGAGCTGCGAGACCCTTTTTGTACCCTACGTCCCACTTTTTGATGTCTTTTGTTGAAGAGAGCCAAGCTTCAAATTCTTCGTTTGTGTAGAAAGCAATTCTTTCGCCACCCTTTTGCGCAACAACAAGCGGAGTCATCACTCTGCAAATTCGACCTTGCTCAAAAAGCTCAGGCCAGTATTTCCCAAAGAAGTTGATAAGAAGTCCTGCAATGCTATCACCGTCCGGGTCTGCGTCCGAATAGATGAGAATCTTACCATAACGAAGGTCTTTTGGTTCCTCACCCATTTTTAGACCAATCGCAATAAGAAGATCTTTTACTTCCTGGTTTTGGATAACTCGCGTGTTTGCAAGCTCCATTACGTTGATGAACTTTCCGCGTAGAGGAAATGCTCCTTGGAAAGTAGGGTCACGAAACTTTCTGAATGCAGAAGATGCAGAATCTCCCTCGAAAAGACTCAAAGTGCAAACATCACGGTCTCGACCCTTTGCATCAATTAGCTTGAGGACCTTTCCCTTCGCGACATTTTTGTTGAGCTCTCGAAGCTGCTTACGTTCATCAGCAAGCGCCTTTTGCTGAGCCCAGTCAAGAATTCGCTGAACGACTTCTGACGCAAGGACAGCTTTCAAAGTCTTTTCACTAAACTCAAACTTTGAGCCAAACTCTCGAGAGTCAGTGATAAGCTTCTCTTTTGTTTGAGAAGAGAATGCAGGATTGACAATGTCAGACTGAACCATCACAAAGAAATGGTTCTTTAGCTCAGAAGGACGAAGATCAATTTTGTGCTTCTTTCGAATCTTTTCACGAATCCATTCAACTACCTGACTCGTGACATGATCAACATGAGTTCCACCGTCGCGAGTCTCTACCGAATTGACAAATGAAATTTGCGAAAATGAACCTTCCGAAGCAGAGACAGCAACCTTCCAGCGATCACTTTCTTCATAAGCAAAAGAGTCTGAATAAAGGGAGCAGTAGTCTTTGAAGGTTGGAAACTTGTAGATTTCGTTGTTGAAAGTGATAGTGAGCTTAGGATTACATGCTGCAAGATCAACGCAACGCTTACGCATCATTTCAATGTGATGAGAATCAATTTCAGTCATTTCGAACCGTTCGAGATCTGGCTCAAACTGAATCTCAGTAAACCCGTGCTTCCACTTTACAATTTTAGCTTCTGACCTGTCTCGCATGTTGTTAGTGAAAGTTTGCTGAAATGCATTCTTTTTATCACCAGTTCTAATACGAAACCGCTTTGAAAAGATGTTGGTCAAAGTTGAACCGACACCGTTCGTACCAGCAACAAGTCGCTCTTCTTCATCATTGAAGTTTGAGCCCGACTTTAGATTGCTGAAAATCATTTCAGGAATCCATTCATCATACTCAGCATGTTTAACAACTGGAATTCCACCGTTGTCGTGAATTGTAATTGTCCCAGAAGCAGGATCAACGGTTACTTTGATCTCGTTCAATTTTGGATTGCGTCGATGTTCATCAACAGAGTTTGACACAATCTCGTCAAAGATTTTGAGAAATGCAGGGTTGTAAGTAACAGGAAGCTTCTTCAGCTTACCTTCATGAAGAAGAAACACATCCTCATCACGAGTTTTTGTCGAACCGACATACATACCCGGCCTAAGCAAGACATGCTCAATGTCAGTAAGTTTTCTGTATTTCTCTTCAACCGACTTCATTTTTACCTCACAAAACCATTTAATTCCAATTAGAAAAATTGGACACATCTAATAGAGAATTTCTTTTAGATGTAAGTTAGTTGAATTGACTAATTGAGAATTAAATTAGAGAATTAAATTAGAATGTTCAAGTTTTTGTATCACCATCTCAAGTTAAGTAAAGGATCTGTCTAAGGTAGAGGCTTGTCATACTCTCTGATAACACCAGATAGACTCAGATTTACCCTGAGTTGTTGTATGATGGAATACCTTACAGGTTAAGAGAGGGTCACCAGTGTTATCCAGTGACCCTCAGGGTTAAAGAACTTCGATTTTAGAAACAGGCATCCAGGAGTTTGGTAATGTAGAAGTTGAGTTTTCTTCTCTTACCTTTACCTCCCATTGAATGGACGGTCGCTCACCTTCATTTTGGGAAGGGTAAGAGACGATTCCGATTGCATCGACAACACCAGTTACAGAGTCTGTGTCCTTTACAAAGGAACAGCGTGACCCAAGATAAATTCGTGCACCGTTTTTATCATAGCAAATCATAGTTTAACCTCTGGCATTTTTTCCATTGTTTCATTAAATTCATCTTCGCCTTTTAAAAAGCAAATTTGACAAGCAAGCATTTCATACTCCCACTTTTTTAGTGAAAGATAATTTCTTAATTTTTCTAAAGCATAGACAGCATTTTCAGCAGCTACTTTGTTCAAAGAATCAACATTTTCTAAAGTAGAGATTCCTTTTCGAATTACCAAAATTTCTTTATCAAGAAAAGCTCGAGGTCCTAATGTAGATTTTGCAATAGTTCGAGCTTCATTTTCTGTGCTTGCAAGCACCCAACCAAGAGTTGAAAAAGAGCTAGAGTGAGGGTAAAAATTTTCAAAACCCTTTTTTGCCTTGTAGTAAGTATGAGTTACTTTCCAAAGACTGTTTGGAATTACTTGCGATGGAGGCACAAACCTTACTTCTTCGCAAAGCTTATTAATTTTATTGGTTCTTAGAGTAATCCCGTTCTTTTTAAGATCAACCCAACGATTTTTTACGTATTTCTCAACATCATCTTTGCGATCAAAACCAAAAGTGCAAACCTCTTCGTACGTAGGGACAGACTTCTTTGCAAGCCAAGAATCAACAGTTTCATCGATGTTAAGCATTTTCACCTCAAAACAAAACTGCGGAGAAGAATGTAATTGTGCTCATAGCAAATCGAAAAATAGAATGAGTTCCTTTGAAAAATGAACGGACCACATTTTCAGGGCTTCCACTTGCATAAAGCAACGCACCGTTTAGAAGTGTAAAGAATGAAAGCGTGTAATTAAAGAAAAGAAAAAGAAAGTATGCTTCGTGTTTCAAAAACAGAAACGATGTGAAGTACGAAAAAACAACATACAAAAAATCAGAAGGAGAAAATTCATTGTTCCGAAAAAACGGAGCCCAAACAAGACTCAAATAAAACAAAAACCAAATAACGTAAGGGGTCATTGTAGTCCTTTTGTTAGGAGAAGTTGCCTTTAATCAAATCCCAAGTTCCTTCACCGTGACCGATGCAATCATCGCCAATTTTAGATCTAGCAAGGTTATGCGGCCCTTGAATGGCATCATTTTTTTTGTACATTTCATTGCTACGCTCGCTGCTAAAAGATCTTTTGGCAATGATAGAGTACATTTCTTCAAATGAAATTTCTTTATTGTATTCATCGATGATGACTCGGTCATCATCAAAAAAGTAAGGAACCCACCCTGTAATGTCACAAATCCCATGATCAGGAATGACGTGCAAAGCAAAGCACCAGCCCATAGAACTCTTTCCGATATGAAGACACATAGGGTCGTTGCTTCGTTCATAATTCGTAGAATAAAAAAGGTCTTTAGAAACTGAGTAAAAATTCGTTCCCATTTTGCCCCCTTTCATATTTTCCTATTAATTCATTTTAAAAATCTGAACATAGGAAATGTCGAATTTTTATTTTTTTTCTGTGTAGGCAGCTGCTTCTGGAGAATCTTTAAAGTATTGACAGTCACTAGCAGTCCATTTTAGACGACCCATTGAACGTTTTTTGCGTTTTAGAGAATGCTCTGCTTTTAGAGCTTCTGATCTTGAACAATAAGGGCCGTAAACTCTACCAAGAGTCCACGGCCTTGACATTCTTGTGCATTTTGCACCGCCTCTTATTTCTCCGTTGTGCTGTCTTAAACGTCTGCACGGGTCAGTTGTTGATCCTACATAAGTCGGACCATTCGCAGAAATAATAACATACACCCACCATAAAGAGGCTTTCATAATCTAGCGATTGTCTCCTGAGCCTTGAAGGGTTCCTCTCTCAAGTCTTGAATTTAGCTTGTCTAAGTTAGATTGGGCAACTTCTTCTAAAGAAAATCCAAGATCGGATGAGAGAGCGCTAATGTACCAAAGAACATCTCCAAGCTCTTTCATCAAAAGACTCTTGTCAAGTTTTCCGTCTCTAATAAACTTTTTGACTTTTTCTGCAACTTCACCGGATTCACCAGAAAGACCAAGAGCAGGATAAACAATTTTGTATTGCTCTGGATAAATGGCAGTTTTGCTTGCTTGACTTTGGTATTCATTGAAATTCATAGAGCTAACCTCCCTCTGTAAAATTACATTTGACATCTTCAGGCCAAACCCATCCATAAAAATTTGTGGATGGAACCCAAATTTCGTACTCTGTTCCAAAAAAAGAATACAAATTTGCGCACACTTTTACAACAAGAGCAAAAGTGTTGTTGTCGCTAATAAACGATTTTTGGCGGTCTTTGCAGTCTACAATACGACTATTTTGCTTTAGAAGAATTAGATCGCCGTTTTTAGCCATTTGAATTTTTGTTTTTAGACTTTGATTCTATCATCAAATTTGATGAGACCTAATTTCTTTAGCCTGTCTATCACAGGAGTTCCATTTTTTGTGTAAGCTTTTGTTAGCGGACTCGATAAAAGCTTTTCCTTGTAGCCGGGGTTGCGACCATAGAATTCTTCTTTTTCTTTGTCAAATGAAGATCTAAAATTAACAGGATCTTTCCTTAAAAGATCTTGTCTTTTTGTTTCAAAGCTATCGTACAAATCATTTGTTAAGTCGTCGTCAAGAGTTGCTGTCCACCAACAATCATCCATTGGGTCAACAGGTGTAAGCGTGCCCAGAGTATCATCAAGCTGTCTAGAGTTCACGTCGGTTCGTTTATTTAGATAATAAGACCAAACTCTTAAAGCATCATCAGAAACTGATGATCTGTCTGCTGCTAGACCTTGCTCTCCTGTCATTTCAATTGCAACATCATACAAAAGAGGTCCAGCACCATCAACTTCTTGATCAACAGAAGACTCATAGATTACATACGCGCCGCCGCAGGGGCCTGACTCTGATCCTGCTGAGGGCTTGTAAATTTTCACAAACCCAACACTTTCCGAGGAGGGCTCCAATTCTACGCCGTATTTGTCAAGAACTTCATCGTATTGTGGGTTCATCTTAATACGATGAAGTTCAATTGACAGCATGTTACTTTTTCCCAATTTTTTGACAAAAATTTGATAATTTTTCCCAAGTCGTTCGGGTGTCCATGCAGCTTCTGCAAGTAGCATTTCTCGTATAAGTTGTCTAATCATTAGTTCCTCAAAACTAATTATTCAGACATTTTAGAAACTTCAAGAATGTTACCTACTGAGGTTATCTTTTCCATAACTCCGTCATGACAGCAAGATCCGTTGCTGAAAACAGTTTTAAGACCAAGCATAGTTCTTGTTCCGTTGTTTTGCAGGTCTCCGTCAGAATGAACATGACCAAAAAGATGCGCCTCAAGCCTCAGCGCCATAACCCTCTTTTGAAGAGCCCTGCAACCAACAAGCTCGATGTCATTTTGACGACTGTATGTTGCATCAAGACAAGAGAAGGGAGGTCCATGAGTAACGAGAACATCTGTGTCTTCAGGAATGTTTTGCCACTTTTTGTTTAGCGATCCTCGACCAACCATCCAAGCCCATTCACCATAGCGTGGAACCCAAGGAGAGCCCCAAATTTTGATTCCGCTAATTTCTGTTCCTGAATCTACAAGAGGTGTAATACCCAAATCAATGAGCTCGTCTTTTCTTACAAGGTTGCGCTCAAATGATGTTTCATGATTTCCGGGAACAAAAATTTTGTGAGGAATAGAAAGATTTGAAAACCAAGCAAGAAAATTACGGAATTCTTTTTCGTTGATGTAAGGGTTTTTATTGTTTGAAGCATCTCCGCTATGGACAACGACCTCAACATCGTTGGGAACAGGAAGTTGTTCATGTAATCCGTGAGTGTCAGAAATGTGCCAAAGCTTCATGTTACCTACTGTTAGCAATCAGCGATTACGTAGTCTTCTTCAAAAGCCTGAAAAATAAGAGCCCAATGGTCATCAGACCTCTCACCTCTCGAGATTTCATTCGCAATTTTTTCCGAAGCCATTTTAAGAGTGATGCCCTTAAAAAGATCGTAGGAGTTGTTTGCGTTCTTTTCGAAAGGTCCTTGAACAGTCATTTTGCCTCTCTGGTTAGTGACAAAACTATTTAATTCGGTTTTAAAAAACTGAACACATTTTTAGTGGTGTTTTTTCATCATAAGCTGGATTTTTCGAAATGCTTCTGCGTTTCCTTTTGCGTCATTCACAGGATTGTGATCATGAGCTGTTTCACGCAAATGATGCCACTTTGCACGCATGTTACCCACAGCTCCACAATACAGATCACCAATTCTACGAGCAGAATACCCAAAAGGGTTTTCGCCTAAGTAGAGATGAAAGTAGTAGTTGATCCACTGCCAATCAAAAGCAGGATTATCTGAGATAAAAATTGGACGTGACCCTCCGTTTGTCTCCAAAATCCAATCTTTAAAATCGAACATTGCTTTATGAGGGTCACCGTATTTTTCATGAGTTGCCCTGTCAGGACAAGAAATTTTTAAAGCCTCCAGCTTATAGTTGGGAGTGATTGGGCGCGTTTCTCTGTAAAAGGTTGTCTCAAGGTTTTCGTCAAATTTTACTGCACCAAAACTTACCATTGAAAAAAGACCAGGACAAGGACCGTCAGATTCTACATCTACAAAATAGTAGCTCATAATTTAATTACTCCGATTTGTGTTGTTTTGTTCTTCGATTGCATCCTGCAAAAATGAAATGAGCTTTTCTCCTTCTGAGAGAGAGATAGAAGCACTATCCCAATGTCCATATCTTGAATTGTATCCGAAAAAATACTTAATTGCAATCCAAGCTCTCTTCCACCAGGGCCGCCAGTCATTTAGAAAGATAGAAACCCAAACAAGCTCTCCATCGTCCATTGAATCGGGAATGTGACTAAATCTGATTGTATGCTCTGGTGAGCTACAAGAACATACAACATGATGCATTTTCAGAATGTCAGACACTTTCTTTCTCATCAGATTTTTGCAAAGGTTCTGGAATCGACTTTGAAGATGAGTATGTATGACCATTTTCGCATTTATCATCTCCGTTAAATCCGCGCTCGCGGAAGATTCCTTTACCTTGGCAAAGAGGACAATAACCATACACTTTCATAAGTATTTTTCTCCAAAAAGAACGTGCTCATCGACATAATGCGTAACAGATACACTCGTTATAGAGTGTATTCTATGCTCACCTTGCGGACAAAGCTCGTTAAAAATTTCAATTTGCTCTTGTGTTAAAAGCCCTGCGTAAAGCTCTGCCGGTTCAGGGCTGCTGCAATATTCGTTTAAGTTCCAATTATGTCTTTTCTTCAAGACATCTACAACAGGTTTGACAACATCTTCAAGATCTTCATCCGAAATCTTTGAAACACTCGTGACGTAATCAGCGTCATTTGTGTCACCAACGATTGTAAGTCTATAGTAATTTGTCATTTGTTTATCCTTTACTTTTCAAATCAGAATATTGTTTTGTATTTTTTAGGAATCAATCAATCAAATGTATTTGTTGACTACCATCGAACACATTCAAATTCACGGTTTTCAGGTAGTCTATAATGATATTACCGAGTCCTTCCTTTTTGTTGATGCTTATAAAACTCAAAATTGGCCAATAACAACCGATTTTTTCTGTCTCAATAAATTTAAAGTCGATTTCAGAAAAATCGCTTACTCCATACAATTCCAAGAATAGGCTCTCGTTGTAGTCATCCTCAGCTTCCTTATGCTTCCTAAGAAGCTGGAGAATGTTTTGGCGGTAGGGTTCAACTTCGTCTATTCCGTAGATCATTTTTTTACCTCAAAGAAGAATTTGTTCGTCAACATATGGTGTTATTGTTATGCTATCAACACTTAGTATACATAGAAATTAACATCCCAACCTTCGTGTTCATCTATACGTCTTAAGGTATTCACACGCCCTTTTCAGGGTCTCAACATTTCCAAATGCATTCTCATTATGAGAACACCATCTCCATTTTAAATCGTGTGGATCATTAGACCATAAACAAACTTTCCCAATAAAAGTATTGTCATCATCCAAAACAAGGTAGCCTTTGCTGTACTGGATTTTACATCTTATTTTTTCATGTGGATACCCGCATATTATTCATGTTCCATCATAAGAGCGCATGAGTCATCATCTGCATCTTCTTTTGCTTTTTCTATGTAAGATCTAACTGCGCTGATAACGATAGCCGGATCTTTGCAAAGATCAAAGTGCGTCAGCTCTCCGTCGTAACCCGATGCAAGCTTCTCAATTTCCCGAAGAGCAGAATACATTCTTTCTGTCAAAGTGTCAGGCTGCTTTTTGTAAAGCATGTTCAAGAGCCATCCCATCCATCTTTCTTCTACTGCTGTCTCTGTTACTGAAATTACAGTATGCGGGACCGCCAGCTCAGCGAGGATTTGTGAAACTAACTTTGCCGCAGGGTGATTTGCGGAAGAAACGCATACAGGAACGTTGCGAGGCCCCAAGACCTCCTGGGCATAATGCTGCCCATTCCAGACAGGCATGTCGTGGTCGAGCATGACAGCAAACACCTTCCCGCTGTCCAAAAGAATTTCAGCAGCATCAGGTGACTGCACGCAACACACGATTACATCGTGTTCTAGCAATAGGTTTGCAATGTGCGAATATCTTGCTGCGTCATCATCAATTGCAAGTAAAACTTTCATTTTATCTCCTATTCAAATTGAGCATTTTGACGGCGTGACTGTAACTGTTTGACGACCGAACCTCTTTGCAGACTCTTTAGATTTTAAGAGAAGATCGACTCTGTTTCCCTTAATGTCTCCGCCCACGTCAGCAGCAAGATAAACTGTGCTGTGACCATCAGCAAATTTTACTCTGTAACACTTACCGAGTGTAAGAACTTTTGGATCAACTGCCATGATTTTTGCAGACCAAGGATCAGCTACAATCCCAATTTTTGTTATTCCGGTGCAACCTACACAATCCGCAGTGTAAGCCGTTGCAACAAATTTACGTCCAGAGTCAGCAGTTGCGGATGCAAAAGCAAAGAACATAAGAAAGAAAATTTTCATAAATCACTTTTTGTTATGAACCGATGTAGTCTTTTAATTCGGTTTTTGTTAGTTGAACACCTTTTTTTGAAGAAGAATTTGCTTAAAATTTAAGAGTGCTTAAAGTGTTTGCTTTCAAATGATAATGCGACGGAATACCGCTTCCGTCACCGTCTTCTTCTCCGAAAAGGAATAATCGACCATCACCCCACCCATCGCCTGGGATTATGTGATCGCTATAACGATAGCCGTCTCCGTACCCATCTTCTCCACCTACCTCAAAACCTTGCCCGTGGCCATTACCATTTGTCAATGAGCCGTGACAAAAATTTAGAGCAATTTCTTCATCAGTGTAGATGGAGAAAAAAATCCAATTCAACGAGCTATACTCCTATAGTAATCTTGCTCTGTGAATTTACAAGCACGACTAACCATCTTTGACAAGAGATCTTTGCAAAAGTGTTATTGCTTCTTCAATGTCTCTTTTGGCTTTTAAAATAAGAGGGTCATCATCAAAAACATGACGAACATCAGTCAAAGATTCTTTCAGTTTTTTAACAGTTCTCAAAATTCTGATTTTGTCATTTTCTCTCATCGTTCCCTCTGATTTCATCCTGGGCCGCAGCAACTCGCTCAGCTTTGACAAGCCCAACAGGATCGTCGGGGTCAATGTCAAATTCAGAACCCGTGTCTTCATAAGGGTTGCTGAAATAAGTTGATCGAGTCGAGTATGTTGTCTCATTGATCTCTCTCAAGATTTCTCTAATTGTCATTCTAACTATTGACTCTTTCGGACCTTCAATTGCTGCAATTTGACCTTGAGCCTTTTTTCTAGATGTGTGACAATTAGAGTGTTTCTTTCCTTTTTTGTCTGTATAAGAAAGAACATACTCACCTTTTTTGCCTGATGACTGTTTGCATGAACGTTTTCTAATGTTGTAAGGCATTAGAAAGAACCTTTTGTTTTTGGATTACTAAAAATCTTATTCATTAGAATTTTGTACTCAACAAAAACGTCATTTTTTTGTGAATTTTTATTTAACCAGATTACGCTTTCTTTTTTCTTTTTTTCAACGTATCCGTTAGGAAACAGTCCAATTCTTACACCGGAAATTCCTAAGTTACTTCGATCACTAGCGTTTCTTGCAACAAGAACAGGTTTCCAATTGTCGTCTCTGATAATTTCATCTTTAAACCATAAATTATCACCAGAAAAATTGTAGAACCCGCCTCTTGGCTCAAGTTTAATCGGTGTCATTGAAGCAATGATAATGTCGCAGTTTTCGTTTGAACTTACATCATTTTTGTAATCAACACCCCAAGTGGACCTTTTTGCAAGGTCAGAATCAGAATCTAATTCTGACGCTAGAACTTGTCCGCGCTCCAATTCATTGCCTGATTTAAAAAAATCTTTTACTTTATCAACAAAATCATCTATTTCTTTGCTGTATTGTCCGTTTCCATCGGGCTTTTTTGTAACACCCGCCCATTGCTGCATTCTAGCAGGATCTTTTGCTGCTTTAAGAGAGATATACGCAACAGCTACACCGTCTTTGTTGAGAAGCTCTGTATCAGCTTTTGAGCCTGATCCTCCTATTCTTTTGGCAGATGCAACTTTCACAAGTCTTGGTGTTGAGTTGGGGTTGTTTAGATTAATTAAAATCTCCTTTTCCCCTTTTTTAAATGATTCAATTTGCGATTGAATTTGTTCAAATTGCTTCATTTCTGCTTTTTGAGAACCTCCAGCCCCTTTTCCACCGAAATCTTTGGTTTTCTTTAAGCTGGAAGATTTTATCGGTTTCAGATATCTTGAGCCAAAAGTATCATAAGCAACAACAAGGTTTTTTGAAAAGGCTTTATTGTATGAATCTACGCTTCCATCTTCACCAATTTCTTTTAGAGCGTTGATCAATGTCAAGTTTTCGTCTTTTGGGAAGACAACCAAATCCCCGTCGCGCCGACCATCAACATCGTATAATTCAAAAGGTTCGCCTTTTTCAATTTTTTGAAGAAAAGTGCTCCATCTTTCCCCTTTTTTAATTTCAAAACCGCTAAGATTTGAAGCTTCAAACAAAAGACCTAAAAGATTTTTTGTTTCTTGAATTTTTGTTTTGTTGCTACGTTTCATACGACTAATTATTCATCTAATAACTAAATTTATCATTAAGCAACAAAACTTTTGTCACCTCTTTAGTTGTGATTTCTCCGCAGGTTACATTAAAAAGACGAAATTCTGCTTCCCAAAGAGTTCCGCATTCTGTATCAGTTGTATGAAGAATTCCTTCAAGAGGAAAGTCGTCTAGCCTTTCAAGCCTTACACTCACAGAGTCATATTCTTCATCCCAGTCAGGAACTTGAACACTAACAATCATTTGTCCAGTGAAAAATTGATCATCTTCACAAGAAAAAACATCGGAATTGAAGCAATCAGCTCCTGATGTATCGTATTTTTGATTTTCGTTTTTGCAAGCAGAATTTAGAAAGATTGAAGTCAAAAAAGAAAGAAGAATTGAATTGCTCATTTTTGTTTCCCGCAAAATGCGCTAGTGACGATTACAAGACTTGTAACGCCCCACAAAAGTGAAAGCTTCATAAGGTCAAAGCTTTCCTTTGTGGTTAGGGTTTCCACCCCACTCACCAATCTTTTTTGCGCCGAGAGTGTCCATTGAAATAGTCGTTGTGTTCCCAATTTGGCAAGACTTCCCTTTGTTGTAACCAGTTGAATGACGCCAAGCTTTCATGTAAGCTGCTGCGTTTTCTCGATTGTCAAATCGAAGAATTGTCACACCGGCAACTTTTCCATCACCAGCCATTACACCAATAAGAGCAGGTGCAGTCTCAGTCCCAAGCTCCTCTACGCAAGAGGGACACTCGTTAATGAACCCACCAACTCGACGCTTTTGAGAAGAAAGATGATCGAAGATTTCGCCGCAATGCTTACACTCTTTCATTTTCACCATTTGCGTAAGATCGTGAAGTAAGTTTCACAAATCATTATAACACTAATTGATGAAAACGAACACAGGTTAATTCAATTTTTATGCCTTTTCTATTTTAACCTGATGATCTCTTTTCAGCCATGTAGAAAAAGCAACGTCAGCGTCAGGTATTGGACTGTCATCAGGTAGTCTTTCAACACCTTGCGCATAGTCTTTTATGAAATCATCTTCAACTTTTGCATCAACAACATCTGCAATATTTGGGTCTATGCTAAGAATGTCCCAAAGAGGAGAATTCTTTTTTGCTTTGGGGTCAATGCTTCTAACAGTGTCAATAACATCTTTGATTTCTGCGCCTGCTTCAATCGCAGTAGCCAAAGTTCCTCCGCCAGGAATCAATCCAAGAGCTGCTTTTAACCCCAAGAAACCAGCTTTTTTAGCATAGGCGTCGGCTACGTTTTTAACTTTTTGTCCTCGTGCAGCTTGCAAAGCTTTTTTTAATTCGCCTACTGATTTTATTCGACCATCATCTTCTTTAAGAACTTTTTTGACAAAACTACGTATTTTTGCTTCTGTCATATTTTGGTTCGGTAATGACAGACCGCCTGGAAGATCGCTGTCAGGATGAACAAGCCCTTTCATAAGAAGTTCATCAATTATTGGGGAATTTTTCTTTTTGTACGCTTTTGAAAGAGAAGTTTCATTCCAGTCAATTCCTTCTTCATCTGCGAGTTCATATGAAGAAACCTGAATGCAATCATCATCAGGATAGTCAGGAGTTAGAGAACCGTCTTTGTTATCAAGCTGAACTTTCTCAACGTCAGATCTTTGTTTGTCATAATAGTTCCAGACAGACTTTGCACTTGAGCTCACAGACCTCCTGTCTGACATAAGAGCAAAACCTTCTAAACTTGCAATTTCCATTGCAATATCATACAAAAAAGGGCCAAGACCTCTCATTTGTGAAAGTGACCAAACTACTTCATATGAATTTTCGCAAGACCCTGGTGATGATTGACGAATTGCAATAATTCCAAAATCACTAACAGACTTTAAAGAACCAAGAGAACCAAATACAGAGTCAGACTTTTTGTCAATCTTGTCGACACATTCAATAGTCCAACCTTTCGCTCCTGATGCGCTTTTTGAGTTTCTTTTAATTTTAATCAAAAGATTTTGATCTTGAAGATCAACAGGAGTAAGAGCTCCTTCAAAAAGCTTTTTCTTTGATGTTGGTCCGCGCTTCATATTTGCTCCGATTTATTGCTTACTTTTCTTTTTTAGACTTTGCTAATTTTGAAAAGCCTTTTTTAAGAGCTTCAACAACAGTTGGGATAAAAGAGTAGTTTCCAATTTCATCTTCTGAAATCCACTCGTATTTATCATTTTCTGCAATTCCGTGAGTTTCTACAAGCTTAACTTCGCCGCTCCACTCACCTGGCATTGTTATGAAAAACGCCGCCGACCATTTTTCTTTTTCGTAATTGATTACTGCAAGAGGAGAAATTTTTCCAATTTTCAACGTCGTTTCTTCCGACGCTTCTCTCTTTGCAGCTTTCATAGCGCTTTCTCCTTCGTCAATGCTTCCACCTGGAAGACTCCATTTTCCAGGCATCCAAGGAGCAGTAGGTCCTCTTCGAAGGATTAGCACTTTACGATCTTTGTTAAGAACAACGGTCGCGGCTGAACTTGGCTCATACTTACCTGATGCTTCTTGAAGAGAACCATTACGTTCTAATCTTAGCATTTCACGAATGATTAATCTTAAAGCTAGATTTTTATCAAGCATGACATCAAAATCCTTGATCAAATTTTTCTTGATCTTTTTTAAATTCTGCGTAAAAGCCGTCAATTACACTCATCATTTCATCATATGCACTGTCGACGTCACCGCCATTTTCATTCATCCAATTTTCAAGCCACTCATAAACTGCAAGATCAAGACTTGAATTTGCTTTTGGTGGAGACGGATAAGACCCTCCCATCTCTTTAATGATTTGTTTTGAAATAACTCTACGAAGAGAAGATTCAGTAATTTTCATTTTAGCCTCTTATTTAATCTTTAAATCAAGAATTCCAAGTGAATTTAATTCGTCAAGAATAGGTGTCGATTTTTTCATAAATGCTCTTGACAATGAAACATCATTCCATTTTTTTGAACCACCAGAGTCTGCTGATACGGACCTTGACATAAATTGGTTACAGTCATCATCAGGATAGTCGGGAGTTAGATCACCGTCTTCATTATCAAGTTGAATTTTTTCGACATCACCTCTTTCCGTATCATAGAAATCCCAAATTTTCTGAGCCTTGTCACTTACTTCATCACGGTCAGATGCAAGTGAGAGTCCTTTTAAAGAAAGAATTTCCATTGCAATATCATAGATAAGTGGTCCAAGTCCTTTGACTCTTGCAGAAGACCATGTTACTTCCCAAGCCTTTGAACAGGGACCACCAGCTTGTAAGTTGTAGTACGGTTTTTCAAATCTTATTTCAGCAGCACGTTCAACTTCGCCGGAGTCTTTGTTCGTTATGTAAATGTTTACATTACCGTTTGATTTTAAACATTTAGCAACGACATCAACATCACCAAGAGACATAAGGTCAGACGGAGTAAGAGCAGCTTCATTAAGTAAAAGCTGCTCTCTAATGAGACTTCTTAGAAGTGTCTCAAATTGTCTCATTTAGTATCTTCTGTACCTTGAGCTGCTTGATCCAAACCCATAGCCTCTCGAGTATCCTCCTCGAGAACCGCTGTCGTATGCTACACCGTCTCCATCATCGAGCAAACCGTGTGATTCTGGATCGTCATCAAAATACTCTTCGTTTCCTTCATCATCGACAAGATACGTCTCATTCCCTCTACGAATAAGAGCACGCTCAGACTCCATTAGTCTTTTTGCTTCTTCTCGAACAATTTGACGTAGCTTGCTTTCTGTAAGTCTCATAATCACTCCTGCATAAAATGCTTAAATTTATTTATCTCTTACGAAGAAAAAAAGTAAGTAAAATTGAATGAATCTCAGATTTCACAAATACTTTAAGCTCTGCCCGTCGCCCTCTTCATTTCCGTAAGTCGAGGAATCTCCATTGTTAGGATCGTAATTGTCTATTTCTCCGAGTGATTCTCCTTCTCCTGTTATGAAGAGACAATACTCACCGTTTCCGTATCCACCACCAGCCGATCTAGAAACAGGAGTGTATTCATGTTCTGGTTTAGAAGCGTCATTTTCCGACTGCGAACAATCACCACCTCCAAACCCTCCGCCGTCATAATAACCATAAGCTTGACTATAACCGTAGCCGTCACCTTTGTGTAGATTTCCTGCACAAAAATGTAAGCTATCTTTCTCTTTAGTTGTTATTCCAACAAATTTCCAGGTCATTTTGGACTCCCACCGTCACCGGTCCTGATAGTAAACCAATTTTCGTTCTCATTTTTTGCGCCACCAGCGCCCCCGCCGCCGCAACCTTCTCCACAACCGTTTCTGTATCCGTAACCGAATCCTGTTCCTCCGCCGTTGTCTGCGCCCAGTTTATCATAGGTGCCCAAACCATCGCCTTCAGAAAGTGTAGCTCCACAATAACGTGAAAGTTTTTGGTCGAAGGTTTCCATTCCAATAAATTGCCAAGTCATTGTTCGTCTCCACCATCACCCCAGCCATCGCCGTCGTCGCCGTCACCTTTGCCATCACCGGCTTGGGCGGCGTAGCCGCAACCAAACCCGTGTCCATCTCCTATTCCATTTCCGTAGAGGTCTCCATCACCATCTCCCCAACTACGACCATTTTTGACTCCAAATCCTTTTCCTGAAGTCAAAGTCCCGTGACAAAAATTAAGAGCTTTCCTCTCAGTAGACTCCATTCCAACAAAGTGCCAAGTCATTTTTAATCTCCGTTGTCACCGCCTCCATCTCCATAATTGCAACCGTCACCCCAGCCTTCCCCTGAATAATAGTGATCTACATATTCGTTGTAATAAGGAACGCTATTGACATTGATAACGTAGGTAGTATCTCTGCAACCGCTACCGTTACCTTTTTTATCACCATAAAAGAGTCCATCACCGCGTCCGTTAATGTGACCTTGATTATTGTCTGGAAAGCCGTGACAAATTGACAAAACTTTTTCCTCGATTGTTTCCATTCCAATAAATTGCCAGGTCATTGTTCGTCTCCACCATCACCCCAGCCATCACCGCTTTCATATCCGTATCCGCAACCCCATCCGTATCCAGGATTGTGTTCATCTTCGTATGCGGACCTGTTCCCCCATTCGAGTCCGTTTCCCATTCCGTCTCCTGACGTTAAAGTTCCTCCACAAAGATAAAGAGCTTTCTCGTCAGGAGAGTCCATTTCGACAAAGTGCCAGGTCAATTTACGCCCCAGCCGTCGCCGTCATTTTCATAATCTGAATACTCTATTAATTGTTCATCAATTGAGTAGTTTCCCCACTGAGATCCGTCTCCATCAATAGATTGACAATAAAAGCAGGAGCTTCCATTGCCGTATCCATCACCGTCAGTTGCGATGGATGCGTATTCTTCGCTAATCCCAGTCCCATCGCCAAATTCAGATCCTGTTTGGCAATTATGAAGAGCGCTTTTTTCTTGTGATTCCATTCCAACAAAGCGCCAAGTCATTCTGAACTCCTGCCATCACCGGTTATGTCTACGTCTACGTATCCCCACCCGTGTCCGTCTCCCCGTCCATCTCTGTATCCTTGTCCGTCTCCGTATCCCCGTCCGTATCCGTATCCCCGTCCGTCTCCGTCTCCAAATCCGTTTCCTGACGTCAAAGTTCCACCACAAATACAAAGAGTTTCCTCTTCAGGAGAGTTTGCTCTAACAAAGCGCCAAGTCATTCTGAACTCCTGCCATCACCGGTTATATCTCCGTATCCGTATTCCCATCCGCTTCCGTTTCCGTCTCCACCTCCGTCTCCGTATCCGTATCCGTATCCGTATCCTCGTCCGTCTGCGTATCCACGTCCGTATCCCCGTCCATATCCGTCTCCCCTGCTGTAGGCCGACGTCATAGTTCCGCCACAAATGACCAAAACTTTCTCATAAGGAGACTTCATTCCGACAAATTTCCAGGTCATGCTGCGCTCCTGAAAGACGTGACATAACCTATTAATTCATTTGAGCAAAAGTAGAAGGTGAGTTTTGAAAAAAAGCTCAATTTAAAGTCCCTAAAGTACTCTAAAAATTATTCACTCCATCGCCATATGATCGACCGTATTCGCTACCATAACCATATCCATCTCCTAAGCCTAATGCATCACCATAACCCTCATAGACACCGTCACCCCAACCTTCTCCTTCCTCACCGCCGCCGTATCCGCGACCAGAACCGTCACCCCAACCTTCTCCCTCTGATAAGGATGCACCACAAAATTCAATAATTTTTGATTCAAAAGTTTCTATCTCAACAAAGTGCCAAATCATTTTTGCTGACCTTTGAATTTAAATCCGCCTCCACGACCGTCACCGGTAGAGATGCTGTCTTTGGTTAAGCTTCCATACCCAAACATAGCTCCGTCTCCACGCCTTAAAGAAGACCCATAACCCCAGCCATCTCCTTTATAACCGTCTCCTTCTCCGTATCCGTCTCCTGAAGAGAGCGTTCCTTCGCAAAGATAAAGAACTTTTAACTCAGGGGGTTCCATTCCGACAAAGTGCCAAATCATCCTATGTCCCTTTTAAGTCCGTATCCGTCTCCGTTTTCATATCCGTGTCCGCAACCGAACCCGCTTCCGCTTCCATCTGCATACACAGGTGAGTCTCCGCTGCCGTCTCCATCGAAGTCTTCGCCCTCAAAGATGCCCCCGCCATCGCCGCATGCGTCGCCATATTCAAATCCGTCTCCATATCCAAATTTTGACGCCGAGCCTACGCAGCAAACGTCCAAAGCTTTCTCCTCAGGAGACTTAATTTCAACAAAGTGCCAAGTCATGCTGAGCTCTCTCCATCACCGGTTATGTATCCGCTTCCGCTTCCGTTTTCGTATCCGTTTCCGTTTCCGTTTCCGTTTCCGTGCCCGTATCCGTCTCCCCATCCGTATCCGTGTCTGTGTCCAAATCCAAATCCGTTTCCATTTCCTGACGTTAAAGTTCCGTCACAAAGATTAAGAGCTTTCTCGTTAGGAGAGTCCATTCCGATAAAGTGCCAAGTCATTTTGGACTCTCTCCGTCGCCGTCACCGTCACCGTCACCGTCTCCCCATCCGTCACCGTCACCGTCACCGTCTCCCCATCCGTCTCCGTCTCCGTATCCATATCCCTGTCCGTATCCGCATCCGTTTCCCCGTCCGTATCCCCGTCCATATCCGTCTCCCCATCCGTTTCCTGACGTCAAAGTTCCGCCACAAAGATAAAGAGCTTTCTCATCAGTAGTGTCCATTTCGACAAAGTGCCAGGTCATGCTGAGCTCTCTCCATCACCGCGAGAGGTGCCATAATCGAATCCGTCTCCTACTCCATTTCCTTCTTGACCCCAGTATCCGCTCCCCCATCCGTACCCGCACCCCAGTCCGTCTCCGTCTCCATCTATGTCTCCCCATCCATAACCCTCTCCGTCTCCCGATGTCAAAGTTCCGCCGCAAATGCGAAGAGTTTCCTCTTCAGGAGGGTCTGCTCTAACAAAGTGCCAAGTCATGCTGAGCTCCTATCGCTTATCGTATCCGTGTCCGTCTCCGCATCCGCCTCCGTATCCGCTTCCATATCCGTTTCCGCTTCCGTATCCGTCTCCGTTTCCACCTCCGTCTCCGTCTCCGTTTCCGCTTCCGTATCCTAATCCGTTTCCTGACGTTAAAGTTCCGCCACAAAGATAAAGAGCTTTCTCATCAGGAGTGTCCATTTCGACAAAGTGCCAGGTCATTTTGGACACTCTCCATCGCCGTTATTGAAACCGTAAAGACTACGATCATCATATTCATTTCCGCCGTCTCCATCACCGAAGCCGTCACCCCAACCGTCACCTCTCCAGTTTCCGTAATTACAACTGATGCCATTGCCGTCCCACACCAGACCGCCGCTGCGTCCATCATTGATGGTAAGAGACCCACAACAGTAGGATAGAGCAACAACATCAGCAGCGTCCATTCCAATAAAGCACCAGGTCATTCTGGACTCTCTCCGTTGCCGTTATCAAAACCGTAAAGACAATTGCTTTGATGCCCACCATTGCCGTATCCGTCACCGCAGCCGTCACCCCAGCCGTCACCAGCAGAGTTTCCGTAAGGGCAACCGGTGCCGTTACCATTCCACTCCATGCCGGTGCCGGGCAGCGAGCCGTGTCCATCATCGGCAGTAAGAGACCTATAGCAACGGAATGAAGCAATAGCATCAGCAGCGTCCATTCCAACAAAGTGCCAAGTCATGCTGAGCTCCTATCGCTTATCGTATCCGTATCCGAATCCGTATCCCCATCCATCTCCTGACGTTCCTGCCCTTGTTAATGTTTTATTGTAACAACAATCAAGAGCTTTTTCCTCAAAAAGTTCCATTCCGACAAAGTGCCAAGTCACAATGAACTTTCCCCGTCGCCGCCGCCGAAGTAGGGGAGGTCTTCGTACAAGCATTCACCACAACCAAATCCAAAGTTGTAGTCGCCACCATCTACGTTACCGGCACCTGTGCAAAGTGTCAGAGTTTCTTCACTGTCACCTTCACCATCGCCATATCCGTCACCGTATCCGTATCCATTCGTTAGGGTCCCATGGCAAAAATTTGCAATTTTTTCTTCGATCGTCTCAAATCCGATAAACCGCCAGTTCATTTTGCATCCCTGGTTCAATTTAACTTCTTTTGGCACGTTTTGTTAGGAAATTAAATTAATAAACAAAAAAAGCGTCGGCCCAGGCGACGCAAGTGGGTTTTGCTGGATGTCACCAGTGACACTTGAAGACTTGCAGTTAGTGTGTCATAGGTTCCTATTTACGACTCTTGTCGTAGTCTCTCGTGTCAAACAGAGAACCCACAGAGGTGTCGAGATCTGCTTTTGGAAACTATCATTATCAATCATTGAGTTTAAATAAACCGACCCTCACCTTTGGGAATAAAAACTTCGTATTCATCTTTTGAGAATTTAGACTTGATGTCTTTGTAACTTGGAGTCTCTTTGTCTCCCCAAAACATTTTCCTCTTATCAGGTGCAGCAGCAGAAGCAAAACGATCATTCTCATAACGACCGTGAACATACTTTCGAAGATTATCAGCATCAACACGCGCCCATCCAGGAGCTGTTGGGTCGATCTCTGCTCCCGGAACATTTGGAATACGTGTGTAGAGACTACCTACGTATCGGGCACGTTTTAGTGAAAGACTTGGGTCCGCGCGTTTGTTCGCTTTCATAAGCTCGTATCGACTACGACGAGTCCCGCTAACAATTCCTGATGAATCTGTTGATCCAACAAGGAATGGTTCAAAGTGGGGAAAAATAAATGCCCAAACTCCAGGTCCTGGAGCTGTACCCTTCTCTTGTGGAACGGAAGACCACCCGCCAAGGCGCGTAACAACAATACCAGGGCCTTTTCTGTAATTTTCTGTACTTGCAATTTCAGAAATAATTTGAGCTCTTATGAGAGACCGAAGATGTGATTCTGTAATTTTCATTTTAACCTCTCTCCTATTTATTCAAGGAGAGTCTTTATTTAAGGAGAGAGTCTTTTTTGTTTTCAAAAAATTGAAGCTCGTAAATGTTGAATTGACATCTCATTCCGTCAATGAAGACAACAATTGGATTTGCAAGGTACTCTTCATCAATTGTCTCAAAGAAGATTCCGGCTTTTCCATTGTGAGGAGAAGAGCTTACAACTTTTACAAGATCGCCAGGCTTCAATAAAGAGGCCACCAGATTTTTTTTGCACATGATACAATCTTTCCGTGAGTGAAAACAACATCACCGGCGTATTTGCCATTTTTATCAGTCTGGCCAACGTAGACGCCAATTGAGTTGCACGGAATACTAAAAAATTCACCTGTTAGAGTATCAAGACCTGGGTAAATAGGCCACCCTTTGAGGATGACAAGATCGCCAGGTTTCATGGCAATCTTACCTTTCATTCTTTTCTATTCCTCGAAATCCGCTGAGTATTCAAAGATTTGCCAGCGCAACGACCGGATCATGGTTTGCCTGGCGCCCCAGCGCTCTTCCATGGCATCAACGATCTTCGAGGCAGATTTGGTGTCATCAGACTCCAACGCCGTGCGGACATCGCAAACCATCTTGAGGAATTCATCGTTCGTCAGACGAACAGCCTCTGCCATGTCGGGTGGCACGGGAATTTTGCCGAAAACCTCGCTAACAACGTACACAAAATCGCCTTTGACACAGATCTCAACATCGTAGTACATAACTAGCTCCTATAGGTTTAGTGTGCTAAAGTGATCCAACTGCCTGTTCTCAGATAAACGAGAATCTGGGTTCTTCGATTGAATTCACGATTTTTAGGTGCTCTTCTACACAACGCCGGGTGAGCTCGAGATCATTGACATCTTTCCATACACCATCAGTAGATGATTCCACCCACATAATGTATCGGCGGCGGACACCTTCATGACCACCGTCTGGCTCACCTGTAACAGGATCATAAGAGAGGCACATCCAAGTGATGTATGTCGGTGTCTGCCAAAGTTCTACCCCTTCACATGTGAGGTTCATAGACATTTGCGCTCCTTACTGTCATTGTGTTTTACCACACAATCATTTACAAATTCTCGATACTTCTCAAGTGTAGGATGAGACCCTTCTTTGTCAAGAGGGCTGCGTGTTGCATCCACCATTTTGACATACCCTTCAAGAACGCTCCACAGTTCAACAATTGCCTCTTCGAGTACCTCTCGTACCGAATTATTACCCTCAGATCGAACGTCAACAGGATCGATGTGTTCTAAGTTTCTCATAAGCTCTCCTTGTCTAAGAATCAAACCTATACCATCAGGAAGACGCATGTTTGGTAAGCGTTTCACAACGATGTCACCGGACTTCATTAACCACCAAAATCGTAGGGTCTGGTTCTTGCCGGTCACGATAATAACCGAAGCCCAGTCTTAGCTGTCCATCGACAATGGCGTCGAAATAGAAATCGCCCCATCCTCTGGACCGCACCGCTGTGACGAGGCCGATCCGGCCTGCCAAGACGGGGGGCCAGTGTCCATTGTCTGGGAATTGAACGAGGTCACCGATCTTCATTAATCACCTTAATCCTTGAAGAATGAATGTCCTCAATGGTTCCCGCTATCATGACCGCAAAGCATCCATATTCGTGACCTTTTGCGTCGCGAGCCGGACCCAAGACCAAACCTAACTCACCTTTATGGATGTATCTGGAGCCGTTCATCGCGCACGTGGTGGTGACGAGATCACCTGGTTTCATCAATTGCTTTGCTATTGTCAAAGATGTAAACCTGACTCAGACTATCCGTGATCCCACCGTCGATCTCTAAGATCTTCCAAAGAATCTCACCTCGGTTTCGACCTCCCCACCCAAGTTCTGGTCGAACTGTGCTGCGATCGATCCATGAGCTAACTGTTAGGAACATACTTCCTAAAGACCCGTCTCTGTTCACCCACTGACGAACTTGTCCCTTCTTTACTCGAGGGCGTTTCATCTCTTTGCACTCCTTACTTAGGTATTTTACCACTGCTAGACCAGGTTTACACTCAATCCATGCAAATGGAGGCGATCCCAACGGGACGGACATGTTCTTTTAATTCGGTGATCTATCAATGAAAAGGACAGTTTTAAACAAAAACAATTTCATCAGCTGTTTTAGATACCGTCCTGCCTCCATCTACGGTCCCCTCCGGAACATCAAAATAGAAGACCAACCGCCAGCAGCTATTGATCATGTCAATATCAACAGCCACCACAGGAGCCTCGAACGTATGCGACCGATAAGTAAACCGCCCCACCTTACCAAGATACTTAGAGGCACGTGAACATTCATCATCAATGATTCGATCGATTGCTTTGTCGATTTCGTTGGAGACGTCTATCTCCTGAGAGCGAATTTCTTTTTGCATCTTCTGCTCCTCGCTTAGGTATTTACGACTGTTAGATTAAGTTACATTCTTCTTCAAAAGAAGATCTGTCAATCGCTCAATTCAAAGAAGATTTTTTTAAGTACAGCAAAAAGAGTTGTTATCATAAATACGAATACCGCCATGTTAAAAACATAGTCTAGATCAAGCATTTGTGTATCCTATTTTGTTATTCCGGTGCAGCCTACACACTTCCCGCTCGTTGGGAATCTGAGGCTCGAGTGAGCCGATCACACCTCAGTAGTCCACGGACGGGCAGGCTTCGCAGCAGGTCTCCCACCACGCCTCTTCCTGGTCATCCAACCCGCAAAGGATGGACGACGCGGTAGTGTGATAGTCCTTTCCGCAGACGGCAAGAGCTTCAAGCCGGGCGCCCGCTTCGGCCGGAGCCATAGCCTTTAGCTCCTGGGTGAAGAGGTCCAAGTCCATGACCTCATTCGGACCCTTGTCGCCAAAAGTATACCTACCGAAATCTCGAATGGCGTCGTCGGTGGCTTCCATCACCTTGGTCGCCCACTCATGAACCTCTTTCGGGGCGGCGGCAAACCCTGGAGGGCGCTTTGTCGCGGTCGGGGCCTCCAACAGCGCGTCGAGTTTCCGAAGGAACTCTTGGTGTTGGGTTTCTGTCGGAGCACCTCCGACAGAGGCGACATACTTCTGCACGAGTTCGACGATGCGTTCGCGTTCCGCGATCTTCTTTCGAGGGTTCATGTTAGACCTCATCAATATCAGCCATGTGAATGATCTCGTGCTCTGGCACGGGCCCGGGTTTCAAACTCGCGTAGAACTCCTCCGTCGCACGCTCATCGGCCGCATCGAGTTCTTCGATGGTCCAACCGAGAGGTGCCAAAGCATCAGCGAGTTCTTTCCGGTACCAATCCCAAGCTTTGTCGCGAGCTTGTTTGGACGAATATCCACACGAAGGACTGTAAGTCCTGTCCTCTGCATTCCAGGTAAGGTTTTTCTCGAGATCCCCGGATTTGTAGAGGAGCTCGCTTGAAATTGCACTGACTTCTTCGTAACTTGCGCGCTGAGACATAATCATTTGTTCTCCTATGCGTGGGACCATTCCTATCGGACATGATCCTTTAATTCGGTGAGGGAGAGGAGGGAAGGAACTTTGGGAAGAAACTCTAAATTCTTTTCTATAGAGATAGAAGAATTTTCATCGAAATATTCTCTTTCTATGAATCAATACTTTGGTTTGACACATTCGTATCTTGGGCTGTTTGCTCCATGATAATAGTCGTGCAAGCCAGCCTTCCAAATCCTGTAGTTATTAGCCTCGATTGCATCCATCCTTGCCTGGTGAGCCCAGGGAGCCTCATCATACCCTGAATCGCTTTCTTTTCTGCTAGGCCCGCTGTAGCGGCGGGCCGCAGCCTCATTGCGAGAGGCGTTCGCCCTCGCTGCATCGGGAGAGAATTCGTTTGCTGGATCGTAAGGGTCCCTTCCAGCCAAAATCTCACTTGCACCAAAAAGAGGCAAGTGCGGGTCGCTATCCCAGATAACTTTCAGCTTGGCCTCATGCGTCCACTGATCGCACTTTTTCTGCCACCATTCTGAGTAGTAGCTTTCTTTCCGAGCCGACGTTGCATGAAGCTCTCTAATCTCATTCAAGATGCGGGCTGCCTTATCAAGGCCCGCCGACAGTTTCTGGAGGATACGAGCATCAGTCTCATTCTGATCCTTGCTGAGGATGTCCAAGATGCTCAGGGGTAGGCCAGTGAATGCCTCCCAAACCTCGGACTTTCCACCTCCAGGTGGGATTTCTCTATGCCCTTTACCACTCTTTTCGATGGCATGCGGGACCAACATATAGTGGCCGGTCGACGACCCGTTCGACTGACATTGAATTGTAACCACATACTCTTTTCGTTGGATAGCTTTTAGCCGCTCATTGGCGTCATGGCATACGTTAAGCTGGTGCATCAATTGGCGCGCGATCTCTGAGTTGCTCATCGTGTGAATCCTTGTTGGAGGGGTTATCGTCCCTACCGGACATGATCCTTTAATTCGGCGATCCATCAATGAAAAGGACAATTGATAAAGTTTTCAAATTTTGACGAGAAATTTTTGCAACCGCCTTAGCAGGAGGCCCGACGCGCGTAAGAAAAACAATTCATCACAACGCGCGGGCCCGCAGGCTTTCTACCAGCCGTGAATATCTCGATGATCCTGATATCTCTTCTCTTCGTCAGGAGTTAATTCTCTACGCACAAGTTTCCCAGTTTTTCTATCGCGAATTACTGAAACTGGATTGTTCATGTCAGACCAATCCGTGCTTGTCCCTGAGATTGTTCCACCCTTTCTTGGAGAAATTTCAGTATCCTTCTCAGGACCAGGTCTACATGAGTGAAATGCGGGACTATATGGAACACGCAGACGTGCTCGGGCCTTATTCCATTCTTGCCGACCGAGCATTGCTCTTCCCCAGAGGCCCATCGCGTTCGGTCTAAAAAAATGGCTTAGATAGTAAGCGAATTCCCCGTATTCTTCTCTCATCGCCTTTGGATCTTCGAAGTTAGGATACTTCTGCTTCATCTTCCCCAGAATTTTTTTGTACTCTTCAACTGGAACGTATTCTATACCAGCCTCCAATTTCAAATTGGTAGCCTCCTCCGATGAATCAACTGCATCCGCTATCATGCTATAGAAGCTACAATTTTTCTCTATACGTTCTTCAATGTGCTCAAGCATATGAAGAATTGCATCACCGCGAAGATCAGGTGGGTGGGGCGACCCCTGCCAAACCTCAGAGATCATATTTTTGCTAATTTCTTCTCTGATAATTTGACGAAGTTTGTTTTCGGTAAGTCTCATTTTTCTTCCTTTAGAGTAGGATTTATTATTTATCTTGATCTAAAGGTCCAACGTATCCCAGGTAGAAATTTTGTCTTTCACCGCGAATGAGCAGTTCAACCACAGGACTCCAGCCATCAAGACTGACGACAAGACCCAACTCACCAGGAGAGAAAACGGGTCCACCACCCCACCCGACGATGCGGCGGTTGACAGCAACGACATCACCAATTCGAGGGACGTAGGGAGCTTCACCGCTCTCAACACTCATAAAATTCACACCTACTTGAAATTAGATTTTTTCCGAAAAATTTTGAGCGCCCGCGGCGACCGGAGGCGCGGCTCGCGCAAGAAAACAACCCTCAGCCGCCGACGTGCTGGGCTTCTACCTGCTGTGTAAAATGGAAGTCGATCTCGTCGCTGTCCATCCCTTCAGCAATCATCCATTCGATTGCGGTGTCCTCATCACGAAAGGTCAGGTGGATTTCCCGGCAGTTCGGGTAGCACCAAGTTGTAGGGCAATTCCCGACCACGACCGCACCGAGCGGTCCGGGGCCGCCCTCCCCGTCTACCGGGAAGAAGTCCGAAACATCATCCCCCATTTCAGTAGCGCGTTCGAGATCGAACTCGAAGGCAATCTTGATCATGGAGAACTCCATGTGTTTTTCTAAAAGGTGCGCGCCGGAGGCCCGATCGGCGCGCGGAATGAAGGTCACGGGCGACCCGTGAGTTACTGCCAGCCGCCGTTGCAGCCGTATGCAGGATCATCGGTCGTAGACGTGACCGACTCTACAGTGCATTCTGCAAAGTTTGTGATAGCTAAGATGATGGCTAGAACGGTACTCATTGTTGTCTCCAAGCCCTGTTGGTTAGCACGTCGCCGGTGGGCAAGGTCGGCGGCGAGGGGATGAAGCGATAAAACCAGTGTAAGATGTCTGTTTTGCGAGTACATTGGACCCTCTCAAAAGGATCTAGTCGGAAAGCACCAACTATGTAATTATAGCAGTGCTCTTAAAGTTTTCAAATTCTCTCGGGAAAATTTTTGACGCGGAGGTCGAGCGGACTCACGAGACTCACGAAAAAACGAGATTTTCCATCTCCACGAGTCTCTATGAGGAACACGAGGGTCTCCAAAAAGTCTCGAGAAAAAAAATTACACGGGCTTAGCCCGCAGCGCGCCCCAGCAGCCATCAGAGTATAGGCCTCTGGATAGGCCTCAGAAGGGGCCTAAAATGGGGCCTCTTTCCGGGGCCTCGTAGGGGACCCGAGAACCCCTACCCGCCTGGCCTATCCGGCACTCACGCCGGAGCCCCGCCCCCTTCAGCGGGATGAGCCGGGAAACTCGCGCACCACTCCACGGCAGCCCGCCAGCTCCCGAACCGCCCCGTCTCCACCGAGCACCCGTCACCCGGCGGCCGGTCGGGTCCAATCCCGAAGTACTTCGAATCGAGGTGATGACCCCGTCGTTCGCCACGGAGAATCTTCCACCCGAGCCGACGGCCCTCGTGAAGGGTCACAAACGCGGTGCATCCGTCTTCCATTCTTACTCCTTGTTGAGGGACCGTCCTACCCGGTCGGGTGCTTAGTTCGTGCGGTGCCCGGCTCGGGCGGCCCGGTGGCAGGTGGGGTCATCACACACACCGACATGGATCGTGTAGACATCACGGCACTCGATCACCTGCTTCTGAGCCTTCAGGCACCGGCGCCGATGGGGGCCGGTGGTGCCGTACTTGTTCACTTTGAAGACGAGTGCCTGGCAGCGAGAACGAGTAGCCATTCTTTACTCCTTGTTGAGGGACCGTCCGAACCACCGGACATGATCTATTAATTCGGTGGGAAGGAAAAGGGAAGGAGAAAAGATGAAGAATTTTGAAGTTTGTTCTACTCCTCTTTCAACTCGATCGCTTCTTGCTCGAGGTCGAGACCCTCTCCATCGAACCACGCGAGGGCTTGGCCCTTGTCAAGGAAGGTGAGCTCGACAACCGATGCGCTCAGGGCACCACCGGGCTCGAGCACCACCGCCGAGTAGGGCGAGACATAGTTGGCGACGTAGTAGGCGACGTCCATGCCCTTCAGCACGGGGGAGTCAAGGTCGAGGTCGAGCTCGAGGGTGGTCTTGAACATTCTTTACTCCTTGTTGAGGGACCGGCTGCACCACCGGACATGATCTTATAATTCGGT